ATATCCTTTGCGGACTTGTTACCTGTGTAACCCTGCTTCTTAAATGCTTCCTCAATTTCTTTGGTTATGATTTTCATTGCTGTATTATTAATTGGTTTATACTACTTATACGAAATTAAATTAAAAAAGTTACATTTCCTTTTTAGAATTTTCTCTAATTCTATGACAATTTGCGCATAATAAAACACATTTATTTAATTCAGGTACAATCTTTTCCCATGTGCGTCCCATTATACGTGCAATTCCACTATCTTTAATTTTAGGGTCTAAATGATGAAAATCGTAAACGTATGGTGGAAACGTATTTTTACAATCTGTACATTGCCCACCTAAATATTCTATTGCTTTAAGTTTATTAATGCGTCCTTTTTCTTTTTGCCACTTACTTGCTTTTTGTCTTATTTCTATTTTGTGTTTTTCTTTATATTTTTTATCTTGTTCAATAACACGTTCAGGATGTTTTGACTTATATCTATCATTATATTCCTTACGTTTGATTTTCTTTTCCTCTGTGGTTAAATTTAACCACGCTTTACTATATGTCATAAAATAAAATTTTCTCGTTAATATGTAAAATTAACGAGAAAATTTAAAATCTGCAAGTTATTTTTTATTTTGACTTTAGCAGTTTATTTAATTCTGCTTTAATTTCCCTTGCTTTAGCTCCTTTCCATGTACTTGCATTTGCCAGAAAGTAAGCAACAATACTGCGCCCGGAATCCATAATGTAATTATCATTGATGCTGGTCAGACTGGACATTGCGTCAACGTAAGGGACTGCACCAAAGTACATTTCAGTTCCAGATACCGAACGTTTCCAGTTCTGGCGTATCTCTCTGGCAATTTCGTAAAGCGGTCTGGCTGGTGTTTTGGTTTTGCTGGTCATGACTGTTGAATTAATTGGTTTCTAATACTTATACGAATTTAAATTAAAAATGTTACATCCGGGACAATATATTTTGCACATTGTGCAAAATAAAAAAAGAGGGTTAAAATTCCCTCTTCCAGCTTTTGTCTTTCCGGCTGTATGCCTTTGCCGATTTATGCACCCTGTGTTTTGCTGACCAGCCGGACTGGTTTTCCATTTCTGCCTGTCTGCTACCTATCCGGTTTGCCTTAATGTAGTCATCCATTGTGAACCGGAAGCCGTTTGAACATTGTGCGTTTGCGTTTGCCATTGGTTTGTCGTTTTAACTGGTTTGTATTAATATATACGAATTTAAATTAAAAATGTTGCATTCAAAGGGAAAAAAAAGAGGGTTGCCCCTCTCTTTTTATGCGAACCGGACATTGCCCAACTCGATTTGCAGTTTCGCCCTTACTCGGTTTATTATCCCTTTGACCGTTCCCATTGGAAAACCTGTCTTTTCCTCAATCTCGGCATACTCATATTCCTTTTTGAAGTACAGGTTTGCAACAATCCGTTCCTTGTCGTTCAGCTTTCCAAAAGCCTTGTTTATCCTTGCTTTCAGTTCCTTGTTCAGTATAAGACTGTCAGCCTTTGCGGACTTGTCAACAATCTGAAAAAATGCTCCGGTTTCCTCATCATCAAATTCAGTCAGTGCGGTGGTGTTTTTGCCGTAACCGTTTGTGCGGTGAAAGTCAATTATTGCAGTGTTGGTAATTGTCCGCAACCACGTTGAAACGGCTGATTTGTCAGGATTGTAATTACCTGATTCATAAAGCCTTAAAGCCTTAACAAAAACGTCCTGTGCCAAATCCTGCGCAGTTTCGGCATCTATACCCCTGTAAATGATATAGTTAACAGTTTCGGTGTAATTCTTTGCGTAAATCTCTGAAAAGTTTGTCATAGCTTTTTGATTTGAGTTAAACATGATGCAAATATAGTAACTTTTTTAATTTAAAAACTTTTTTGCGACTTTTTTTTATCTTTTTTTTTGCCTGTCGTTTTCGCTTGTATTAAGTTAAACGGACAAAACAAAATAATGTTTCACTTTTGAGCAATTATTTTCACCCTTATAGCTAATTTGTAATCATTCTAAACAAGCTAATATATATACCTTATTATATAGCAGACCGAACCAAAAATATTTTCATTCATAACTGATTGATAATTAACATCAAAGAAAATATTTTACATTTTTAATTAAAAAAGTTACAAATAAATGAAACATTTTGCACCCTTTCAGCGTATAAGTACATGAAAGCGGACACAAACAAACCGCTTATAACTAAAAAAAACAAGCTATGACAAACTTGAATTTAAACAACAGGGACGAAAGAGTAAAGGCAATTCTTGCCAAGTGTATCATGATGAACGGCTCATCTTTCGTAGGTATCAGAGGGTATGAAAACTCCAAAGGTGAGGTTTCAAATCACGTTATCATTGCTAATTTCAATTATGGCAATGCAGTTGCTAAAGACCTTGCAAAACTCAAAGGTGCAACGGCTGAAGATATTGAAAACATTGCCAAAGGTGGTCATTCTCCCGAACTCGTAAAGGAAGCTATTAGCAAAATGATTGCTTCATTTGAAAAGAACTCCGACCCCGAAACCGCTTCAAATCAGTCAGTTGCACAGAAGGAAACCTATACAAAGGTAACTGATTGTATCAAAATGCACAACGAAACGGGTGAACTCTACATCTATGCAATAGGTCACTCAAAACAGGTGCTTGTTCCTATCGAATACAAACCTGTAAACTCAAAGCCTCTCACCCTTGCACAGAACGCAGTCAAAAAATACTTCGACCTCACAACCGCAAAATACCGCAGTTTCGTAGTCAGTGAAGATAAAATTGATAGCGTCAGGATAACAGGTGATACCATCACCCTGTAAACAGGAAGACAAATAAATTAAGGGTGCAAAACGCACCCTTTTTTTTTGGCTTATTTTAAGACGTTTTAAGGCAGTCAGTATTGAAGTGATATAAAGATACTGCTTAGATAGTTTAAATTAAAATACGGGCAGATAACAGGGTAAATAAACTAACCTAACACCCCTGCCCTATCCCCGTCACTCCCCCCCGTATCCCCCCCCTCTACCCCCCGGCTTAGAACCCCCTCACGGAGAGCCGGGGTGCTACACGAGTAATTTATAATAGACCCTTAAAAAAATTCTAAAAAAAAATTTTGAAAATTTTGGCAAAAACCTTTACCATTAGTTTAAGTAAAACAATCAAAAATCCTGATACTCTGGAACTTATCCAAAATTCAGGTCTTTAAAAATTTCCCAAAAAAATTTTTCTATAAATTGTAAATACCTCTCTAACTAATTCTCACACAACACCTTCAATCATTTTCTTGACATTAGCAGCCATAACGTTTATATCGCCACCAGTAAGGAACAGTACGAGATTTGCTTTAAGGTTTTTTTCTTTGAGTCTTTCCTTCTGGAATTCTATTCCTTCATCGCTTACAGACCAGAACATAAACTGTTTGCCATAACGTTTTTCTATATATTCCATTTGACCCACGTTATATTCATGGTCTTCCTTGCACATATTCATACTCTGGGTACAACCCATACGAACGACATCCTGCAGTTTAAAGAAAAAGAATATCACCACGTCTTTATTATCGCCCACGTAGTAGTTGGTTCTGAAATATGCCTCTCTTGCGTTCATTGCATTTAAATTATTAGCCATACCACTTATACGAAAGCAAATTAAATTTGTTACAAAAATGATTTGGAATTTAAAATAAATGTTTATATTTGAATTCTCAAAATTTCCCCGAAGAAATCCCCCCCCAGACCCCCCCTCTGAAAAATATTATATATACTACGTATATATAATATTTTTTTCACCGAAGGGTAAGACAATTTTATTTAAAAAAGACAATTAAAAAAATTAGGGTGTTTAGACTTGTTTTAAGTCCAATCAAAAATAATTTTGTTTTTAAGACGGGGGATTATGATTTTACTTTTCTTCTTCCAAGAAGTTTTTATCCTTAGTGAAGTCCTTATAGAATTGTCTAATCTTTTCCTGATTTTCTGGTGTGGTTATGTCAATAGTTCCTTCAGGGGTTAGATATTTTTCATCAAAGACGTATATTGAGTCAATACCTGCACGTTCTTTAAGTCTTATGCCGTAGAAGCCTAAGTGTTCAAACAGGTCTTCAGGGTTTTCGAATTCATCTGTTGAGATATATGATAGTGCTGCCCAATCTATTTCTTCGTTTCTACCGCTTGATTTGAATATCATGCTTAGTGTGTAGTCGTCAATATATTGATTAAGCAATCTAAGGTGCATTGGGTTTTTAATTGAGAAGAGTTTATTTTCCCCAAAGGGTAGTGTATAAACATAAAGTTCTTTACCATCGCTATAACCTGCAGCGTAGCCAAGTGAATCTGTTATGTATATGTATTTACCAGCGTAGGGACGATTTTGATTTCTGCCGTGATAGTATAATTTTTTACCGGACTGGTTTGTTTGTTCACCCAATCCCATTGAATATATTCGTCCAAGTGGTAATGCCATACCTTTTGTTCTTTTGCGTTTTCTTTCCTCAATAGGGATTTCTGAATCGAAGTTATTTAATTCTTCCCAGATTGTGTCGTAGACTTTTTTATTATCGGGAGTTTCATTTACTCCGTTTTCAACGTATCCCCATTCATGAATATCATTACCATCGGTGAATAATGTTCTTGCCGGGACTGTTTTTGTGAGCACACGATATTTGCCTATATGATTTTTGCCGTGGTCTCTTGCGTATGCCGGATTTATTGTTACCCAATCTCCGCTATTGATTTTAACTTTGCTGTCTTGTTCTGCAGGTAGTGCTTTTAGTTTATCGATTTCACCTGAAATCCAGTCATAGTATTCTCTGCTGTTTTTCCAGTTATCTACTCCTTGTGGAAGTCTACCTGTTTTCAGGATATATGCTTTTTGTTTTTCGTAGTTATTAATTTTTTCCTGATTGGTTATTGCGATAGGAACTGCACGGTATATTTTAACCTGTGCGTTGGGTTTGTTTCGTACTCTCTGGATTAAAGAAATACTATATGCATCGTATGGATAGCCATTGCCGAAATATCTTACGGCTTTTTGCAAGCCATCGTACATATCTTCTCCGAATGCGTTTGTAACGTCATGCATAGGAGAATCGGCAGCAGTTGGTGCTGTATGATAGCCACGATAATCTTCGAGTTCTTCCTTGATTATGTTTTTGATGTTACACATTAACCTTGTTCAATCTTTATCTTTTTGCCCTGAGAATCGTTTACGTGCATTAACCAGCGCAAATGTAATTTCTGTATATTATAACCGCCAGCATAAATTGTTTGTGTAAAAATATTTACCTTTCCATCTGGATTATCGGCAGATAATGTAAATTCGATACCATCCACTCCTTTACGAAAGTTTGTCATAATGAAGTTAGATAGACTTGGGTAATATGCTTTGAGTTTATAAATGAGTTTATTTATTTTATCATATTCTTTTTCCCTGTATGCTTTTTGTGCTTTAGCTATGAATTCCGGTAATTGTTCATCACGTAAACGTAAAAGTACACCAAGACGTGAATATTCAAATTTTGCCAACGAATAATATTCTTTTGCTGGCTGACCACCCATTGCTTTAAAATATTTCTTCTCGCCATGTTTTTTTGCGAAGTCTTCACGACCTAATGTTCTATAATCGTTTTGGATATAGTCACGGGTTTTCTTTATATCAATATCAATCTTGGCTTCCTGTTCAACAAGGAAATCTTCAATTTTTTCTTTGATTTGTTTTATTAACTCACCATACTGGTCGGCACTTTGACTGATGTTTTTCACATCAGCTTTTGCTTGTTTTTCACCACCAAGTCTTTGGAAATGTTCGATATATGGTTTGAAATTAAAAGTCTTCCCATTACGATTAGTATAGTTTTGTTGGCTAAGTTCTTCGACTTCTTCTGGTGAAAGTTGTGGGAGTAGGTCAACAAGTGCTTTTGTCTGGTATGCTGTTGCACTGCTTATACCCGAACGTCCACCGCCACGAGTTTTGAGCATATATGGTTGATAGCCGACATTAAGGATTGAAGTGAGCATTGCCACGAATCTTTCTTTTGGAGTTCTTTTATCGGTGATATCTTCCTGAATATATTTTTCTGGGTCATATACTGGACTGAAAGAATATTTACCTTTGCTTACGACATATACTTTCTGTCCTGTCATTCCTTCAGCAAATTTTACCACTGCTTCATCACCACCCTGACGAAACTGGTCAACAAGAATTTCATATAGGGTTTGTTCATCATTGCCAGTACGTCCACCTATTTCAGCAAGGTCTCTGAGATTAAGAATTTGTTCATTTTCATTAACCAGAGAAATGGTTGGTGAAAGTGGGTAGAAGTTTTCTAATTCTTCGTTTATTATTTTTTTAATACCTTTCATATTGATAAATACTTTATCATTTAGAGATTGCATTAATCATAAAAAAAAAGGGTTAATAACCCTCTTTTTTCATTTCCACAAATATTTTCGAAAAATCGCCATTATAGACACGTAATTTTTCCAGAAACACATTTTCAAACTCACTAACATCCAAAATCAGTTGTTTAAAATTATATTTAATATAGTTTTCTTTTATATTCTCAACCTGTAAAACTGATTTTGTATTGCCTTGAAATTGCTGACCATCATATACCAACACCAAATATGAATTCGGGTTTTTATGATGTGTTATTTGATGTTCGGTAATATAATGTCCCATTTTTTGATAGGTAGTTCCATTTACATCAGCAAATTTACATTCGATGTAACAATCATAGACAACACCAAACCTTACTATTTTTATACAGTATTCAATGCTTTCTTGAAGATAGTTATAAAGGGGATGGTTTTTTAAAAGATATATGTTATTTCCCTGTGACAACAGAAATTTATTAATGTCTCCATTGGGTACAGTGTTTTTTAAATCACAATAATTATGAACATTACAAAAACCCTGATTTAAAACATCATCAGAAAATCTATTGATTGAAAATAGTTGGGTTTCAATATGAGATTCAAAATCAAAACCAGATTTTGTCGATTTAACATTTTTCATTAGTAAAAATTTTTAATATAAAAACATCCCACCCAGAGAAGAGTGGGATGTTTTCAGATGAATTACGAATAAACTTCCTTAATGTGATTATAATAATCCTCAGATTTACCCGCATCTGGTCGAACATGTGGCATTTTAACTCTCAACCTATCCAAATCAACGTTGTTTTTAAAAATAAAATCCAATAATCCAATAAGAAACGGATAACGTTTGATACCGGGTTTAATGCATCTTTTCTGTGCATAAGACACGATTTCAATTATTTTTCTCGTATCAGCATCATTAGGATTAAAATCCTTGAGTGTTCCAAGCAAATATGCACCGCCATTTGCTTTAAGACCGTACACATAACGGGGTGTTTTATAGACAATCGCCATTAACTGTGATATTGTAATTGCCTTATAATCCTTATTTTTTCTCAAGGATTTATTTACATCCAAATAGAATTTAAGGAATTTTGCAGATAACTTATCTGAATCGGCAACGGTTGTGAGGGCAGAAATATCTGACCATTTAGTTACGGTTTCTGATGTGATTAAATCAAACGGTGTTCTATCCTCACTAATAGCATAATAAACACCAAGACCCAGAATTCTTGCAGCATTAATCGTATGCTGCCCCGAAATAACTTCAAGATTCGAATTCACCTTTACTATTTCAGGGACCCATTTTCCGCTTTTTTCTACGGAGTTAAGAATTTTTTTGACACCAGCACTAAGAACACCACGATTAGCATCATATTTTTTAAAGATGCTCATATCTTCGGTGTAATGGAGTTTATCGCTAACAAACCCGACAACCTTCACTTTTTTAGTGATGTGAGAGTAATCTTTTTTATCGAACTTATTTGTCAATAAAAAATTTGTTTCTGTGGTTGTTCTAATTCCACGAGTAGACTTTTTCTTGTTCGTTTCTTCTTGACCGTTTACAATGGGTGTCTCATTTCCAATAGAACTCAAATTTTTACTCATTTTTTATTTTTTTGTAAGATTAATAATAAATGAAAGAACTCTTTCATAAAATCGATTTTCGATTTCTTGTGCAAATATAAAACGATTTTTTATATTACAAAAAAAAAGTGCAAGAATTTTTATGTCAAATTGGCGAATGGCTAAATTTATTGGATTAACAATCGTTTTTCGATGATGTGTTCATATTCTGGATTAATTTCTGTACCAATAAAATTTCTTTTTAATGATTTTGCTGCTTTAGCCACAGTACCCGAATTTCCACACCAACTACAAAATCCATTACGTTTAACATATAATGTGTGGTTTGGTACTTCTACACAATAAACATTACCAGAATATTGTGTTTTACTAATATGTTTTGAAGGTTGAATTTCTTTGTTTTTTGATTTCCGCACATTTATTTCAAAAATGGGTGTTGTCGTAATAATTGGTCTATCACGAATCACACTATTTTTTTGTCTTATTCTCGTACTGGTTTCATATCCTAATTTCAAACATAATTCTTCAAATCCCGCACATAATTGTTTTGATACCGTATAATATACTATAGCATTACCACGAACTGTTCCATCCCCCAAAATCAAACCATCAAATAATGCATGCAATAAATTTGGAGAATAATTAAGCAATTCAGAACTAATGAATTTATTATATTTTGACGAGCCACAGTTTTCCAATATCCAATTAATAACCATAGGATTAAATTTAACCCTCATTTTTCTTTCACCGCACTTAGATATTTTATATCCATTTAGTCTTTGAATGATTTCATTCCATTTCGTACCTTGATTTTGACATATCATCACATTATTACTATATTCGCCATAACTTTTTCCACGAAATTTTTTTTCAATATATCCATCAGACAAATACATGCCTAATAAAAACATAAATGATTCATCAATATAAGAACTAATCGAGTTATCAAACGGTTCACCGCCAACCCAATTACCACCTATAGGTATTCGATATAAAGCATTTTTTAAATTTTCTGCTATAATAAATTCAGGTTTTCTTTTTTTCAAGAAATTGTTATGTGTTAAAACATACATATTATGATTAGGGGTCACTAATAAATCAGTACTTCGTGATTTAATTCTAATCATATCACCATTATATTCATAATTATAATATTTTGTGGGTTTTTGATATTCAAGAAATGATTTTTCATTTTTTGTCATCATGAAATCTGTTGATAATAAATCTTTGAAATATTTCCATCCATTATTTGTAAGAACTTCAGTTTTATCATCATAACATCCCAGAAACGGGTCGTAAACTAAACCGCCTTCATTTGTCCATGTTTTTATGTGGTCTTCAGCAAGTTTTTCTGGAAATATTGCGGGATGTTCATATGCAATATCGTCATTACCACTAAATCCCTTTCCCGTCACATATGTCCAGATATTTAATCTTGGACTGAAATCTGGGATGGGTTTGAATTTTTTCTTTTCAACAAGATTGTCTGATTTATTTCTATCCGTTTTTACTTTAGCAAAATTAGTTGTACCTGCCCAGCGATTAGGTTTATCACAAATAAGGTTTGCTATTGCAGGTGCGCCTTTTGAAAACACGAACATATATTCAAATATTTGTGTATAACGTTTACCATTATGTCTTGCTGGAAATGTTGTGGTATTTTTCTGGAATATCATAGTATCGTGTAAACGTAATCCACATTCATCTTTAAAATACAGTGCTTGTTTAAAAGAAGTTCCAGTTTCAGAACCTTTAATAGTTGCATCACCAACAACCCATACAATCACACCGCCCGGTTTTAATTTTTTTGCTAAAAGCTGTGCAATTGTTTCGAAATCAAAACAATAATTATTATTATAACTTCGAATGTCATCGTAAGGGGGAGAAGTTAAGACTAAATCAATGGTGTTGTTAGGAATTCGATTTTCTAAAGTATAAATGCAATCTTCAATATAATAGTGATTTAAAGCATTATTAATATCAATCATGTTAATTCATGTGCAATAATATAAATGTTATTTTGCTCAAAAATATTGAAAATTTTTGATAGATGCAAGACTATTTCTTAGATGATATCGATTTGTTGACCAATTAAATCAACAATATTTTGGGGTATTTTACCGTGTGTCCATTCGCCTTCAACACCAAATTCATCCACCCAGAATACCATTGATTCTTCGTTATCGATTTTTTCAAGCGCATTTGGTGAAAAATAAAAACTGTGGTGAAAATCGTTTCTTTTTGCTTCTTCGTAAGTATGCACTTCTTCAATTTCACCATCATAAACACTGGCAATTCCAATCCAAAATCGTTTGCCACCTGCTTTTAATTTCCCATGATTTTTATTTTCACGAAAATTTTGAATTTCTTCAAATATTATATTCTTTATTGACAGCATTAATTAAAAAGGTTTTTCATCGCCATCATAGATTAACTTGGTTGCGATTTTTTCAATCCATTCTTCAGATTTTTCGTCAAACATATCCAAGTCAGTACTTCCGATTTCCGGGAATTCCGGGTCTGAATATTGTTTTGGTTCTAAAAGTTCATAATACAATTCCATTTTCTTTTCAGAGGGAAGGTTAAATGCTTCAATATACTTATCAATGAGTTGCATTGGTTGAAGTTTTTGAAGTTGTGAAACCATATCATCGTATTGCATTTTCTTTGTAGAAAAATCCTGATTAGCCTTATCGTCTTTTTGCTGCTGAATATTTTTTGTTTTATCTTCAGGAGATTTTAAGTCCTGCATTAATTTCTGAAATGTTGCAAGGTTTCTACCTTTTAATATTCTTGAAAAAACCCTTTCGAGTTGTCTTGGGTCTTTCTTATATTGATAAAACATTTGATTATATCCTAAATCTGAAAGAAATCGTTCGAGTTTTTGTGTATTTGGTGCTTGTTCAATTGCTGGACTCACAAAGTCTTCATTAAGAGTATGCATTAAATTGAATGTTCTTTCTTTCGATTCATTAAGGCTAAGTTTCTTCTTCATCTTATAAGTATTTTTTATAAATACTTGAACAATATGCAATGTTGAATAGATACATTGAAATTGTATTCACGAGAGTTTTATTTTGCGCAAAGTATCGTTTTGTGGTACTTATTGCAAAAAATCACTCTTCGTTTCGATAAGGTTTACCTCTTTTTTTCTCAGCTTTTCTTTTGAACTTTAAAACTTTGTTTTGATTTTTTTCTTTTTTTGAGCGATATGGACGCTCCATTTCATCGTCTTCCACATCAAGCTGGAAGTTACGAACCGAGTAATTTTTCGACATTATTATCGTTTTATGATACTTTGATAGAAAATTTACTATTATTTTTATTCGTCACGGTTACAATAACAAGGTAGTTTATCTGTTCCGCAATATTTACAATAATCAGAAAACAAGTCAATGCGTTCATCTGCAGTAAATTCTCCAAGCAGATATTCAACAGCATCAAACAAGTTTTTAAAGTTTAATATTGTTTGTGATTCAGGAGTGTTAAATTCGATTTTAACTGTACCCTTTTTCATTGATATTTTATTATAAATACTTTATTCCTTACTTTCACTAATTGTTGGTATGCAAGTTGTTTCTGGGCGAGTTGCACATTCTCCCCTACTTGAAATTTGAGCACAGGTCAATCCGTTTCGTGCTGCTTCAAACATTTTATCTGTATATAGCGTATTGAGTCTTTCAATCGCTTCTTCACCGCCAAAAATTCCACCATTTTCGATGTTGCCATCATCGTAAGCAGATGTGAGAGTTTCCAGCAGTATTTTTCTTATTTCGTCTTTCATGGTTTAAACTTTTATTTCATATCCACAAATTTCGCATTTTTCGTAGCTATAATGGCTGTCATTACCACTACTTCTGAATGCAGATGTTCCATCCGGGTTATTATGAGTACAAACCTTCTGTAACGCAGCAACAGCATGCATAAATTCCATTGCCTTATCTTCAGCAGCTTTTGCTTTTTTTCGAAGTTCATCAATCACACTGGATTTATTTTCAATTTCCAATGTTGCTAAAGAGTCCATTGCTTTCTTGTGGTCAATTGAAAGTCCACGATACTTTGCAAAATTTCTGTTCAGTTCTTCAATTGTCTTTTTCATCTTTGCATCATTAACATGTTTGCGAAGTGTTTCGCTAATTTTTTCTTATTTTTCTCAAAAAATTCGTCAGCATCGTCCGAAAGATTCCAGAACATGAAGCCTTTACGTTTTTCAATCTTTTCCATAGCAGCAACATTGTCATTATGACAATGTTTACTGAATGAAAGCCAAAGAGATTCACCCAATTGAATCACGCCTTTTTCATCTTCGTATGTGTAGTACAAAATACCTGTTGGTTTTGTTGAAAACATATAAGCCTTAAAATAAACTTCACGTGTTGTCATATAAAAAATATTAAGTGTTACTATTGTTTTCTGTTGTAAGTGTGGTACAGCCACCTTCCAATGTTATCGTATTGTCACCACCGGGATTTGATACCGATAATCCTTCTACGGTCATTAGTGGCATTTCACCAAGAGTTGCTTTCGCACAAAGATTATTGTAATTGATTTCATTGACTATATTCTGTTGTTCAGCAAGTAAATCCTGAGTTTCTTTAATCCTTTTCGGTTTACCAATGTCTTCGGTAATTTCATGTGGATAACTTTCGTTTTGAAGATAAACCTGTTCACCGCATTTGTTACATGTGTGAACATATACTGAATAAAAATTGTAATGAAATGCAGTTCCATTTGCAATAAGCAAACCTTCTTTGCACTTATTACAAACTTTATCAATCCGATAGGTTCTAACCTGAGTTTTTATTAGTGTCATTATTCTACAACTTTACCGTTTCTCATTACATAAAAATCCCTACAACCTTCGAAGTAATTATCGTTATCTTCGATATATAGTCCGAACTTTTCGTCTTTCTTGACGATAGCTCCATAATCACCATAGTATGATATTTCAGGATATTGCTTCATATTCAACGTATGGATATTTTATGTTTCTGAAAGTTTCGCCATAACCGCATTCAGGATTATTACATATGTGCGGAAATAGTGGCGGGTCGGTGGTTAATACCATCCTTGTTGGTCTTAGATATCCTTTTCCACATTTCGGACAAAGAAAATCCACCTTAATCGTTTTGACTTCCTTTCTTTCTTCCATCGTAATTCAATTTTTGCCTTATTAATAAATTTATTCTGTTTACAACCACTCTTTTATGTATCCATGAACATTCAGTACAATCCCAAATTCTTCTTCTGCCGACTTTAAGATATTTTCCAAGCTTTTCGTTTTTACATGGATAAAATGGGCAAAAACAAAAAGTACAGTCTTCCAATTCTTCGTGGCAGGGAAAGTACTTGCAAGCTCTATTTACTCTCAGTATTGACATCTTCAATTACCGTCCATCTGTAAATTGAATTATATGTCCTGAATGTGTTGGTATCAATTACTTCCTGAACCATACTGGTTCTCCAAAAAGTGCCCACCCAAAAACATTCACCCACTTTTGGCTTGGTATTAAATTCACCTTCAACCACGTGACCAACTTCAATGTTATTGGGATGTCTGGCATCTGGCAATTCGTTCAGTTTTTCCAGTTTAATTTTCATCGTGTTTTCCAATTAGATAGCAAATATACGCAATATTTTTAAAATAGCAATTGTTTTGTGACGAGCATTCAAAAAATTTTGACGGAAAATAAAAAATGGATACCTTTTGAGTATCCATTTCGTATCCATAAATATCCGCATTATTCCTCTTTCAATTTCTTTTCAAGAATTTTTGCAGCCTCTTCAAGTTTGCGAACCAAACTATTTTCATAAAGTTTTTCAACAACTGCATTACCGCACATAAATTCAATGGTTGAATCGTTGTACATTTCTAATACACGGCTATCTTCATCCATATAATTTATTTGGCTCTGGTCAAACATTTTTTCAACCACTGTCCAATCCCACATTTCTTCGATTACTGAGTGATTGTGCATTTCATCAACCTTGCTCATGTGTTTGAGTCTGTCGGCTTTAGATTGGTCAAGCATTTCCATTATATTTGCGTCACCTTTAAGCATTGCAATGCGTGAGTGCTCAAACATTTTTCCAACCCTTGCTTGTCCAAAAATTTTCATGATTTTTGAATAATCTCGCATTTCTTTGATTTTTGCAAATCCCCAAACTTCCTCAATTTTTGAATTATCACAAAGTTTGTCAACAAAACTTTCATCTGTCATTCTTTGAATTTCAGAACTATTGTCAACAATTTTAATGTGCGAGTTATCATACATTGCGAAAATTACAGAATGTTTTGATTCGTCAATAACAGCATTTCCAGCGAGTATTGCACCTTCATGCAATAATAATTGTTTACGACCCTTAACTATCATCGAATTGATAATATTTTTGAGATTGTTGATTGCCGTTTTCTCAACTTCAGATGTAAACCAATGTGGGTATGAAACCTCTGCATTTCTTAAAACATATTCATTTACCTCATCAAGTCTGTGACCATCTTTTGGAACAAAAACTGCTTTAAAATACGTTTTTTGTTTTTCATCTTCAGGAGTAATGTATTTATTCACCAAATCTTTATGAGAAGTAGCGAATATGTCATAAACGATATTACCATCGTTTTTCGCCAGTATTAATAAGAAATCATTCAACATATAGTATATTTTCACATAAATACTATTCAATGAAATAATTAACCATTAGCTGGTTCTTCCTTAAAGAGAACAAGTTCCGTTTTCAAAATTGCAGCCAAAAAGAAATATGTGACAATCATTGTCCAAGGATGAAAAATTGTTAAGAAAACCCACATAAGTCTAATTCCAAGTGGGTTAATGTCTGGGTCAATCCATTTTGCAATGCCACCACAAACACCGCAAAGTGCCCTTTTTTTTGTTTTTCTTAAAATAGCCATGATAGTTGAGATTAAATAAAGTAATTTTATTTAAAGACTCAGTAAAAATTGAAGTGATGCATTAACTGCCAAGAATAATTTTTGAAACTAATATTCCAATAACTGTTCCAACAGCACTGCCAATTGTAAATCCAATCCATTGTGCAATGCTGTTTGCATTTGATTTAGCTATTCTTCTTACAACGAAAAATGATATGCTTGCCACGACAATATCGGTAAGTACCGACCATAGATAATTTGCTTGCGCTATTGCTCTGTAATTGATGCTAATAACAGCAAATGATGTCATTTGTGCGCCAAATAAAACAATGCCTTCTTTTATGTTATTTAATGTGAGTTTTGTCATATTTATCTGAACCACACTTATATAAATACTGTGAGGGTTAAAAAAGTATAATTTTTTATAAAAATCTATGAAATTTCATTTAAATTCGCTATATTTGTTTGTAATATTAATTGCCATGTTTTATGACGATGATGATGAGATAGAAGATGCGAGAATGGATGTCATTGAAAGAGCAAGACAAACCAATTCTGGCACAAAAGAAGAAATTCAATTATATGAGCAACTTTCCCTTGCTCTTGGTTTAATTAAGAATGATAAATTTCGTGTTGAAGGAAGCCGAATATGTAATGGAATTGAATTCAACATCGCAACGCCATACCCAGATGGATTACCTGAAAGTGTAGGGTCAATGTTTTTTAATCTCAGTACTGACTATTCGGTAAAGATTCGTGAACTACCTTTATATGCTAACTCAAAAAGAATTTATTCTTCAATCAATACTAATGGGTTGTGTTCCAGCACTAATGAAATGAATTTTGAAATTAAAGTAAAAAAAATCTGATTTTTTTGTAACAAATTAAAAATTTTGTCGTATAATTGCAAAAGAAACGGACGGCAATCCAAGATGGTTAAGCCTAACGTAAGGTTGCAAAAGGAAACGTAAACTTCCTTCGCTGGGGTAAAAGTCCCCACCGTCCCGGTTCATTGAAATAAGAGGGTATGGACGAATTGGTAGAGTTGCCCGTCATGCAGACGGGAGTTCCGTTGTGATGTACAGCACGTTAACGGAAAGATTGGATGCGAATTTAATGAATGAGTGCGCAATTGTTTGTTTTTGAAGTGTCCGGTCTTCGTGGGGGTTCGACTCCCTCTGCCCCCACAAACTGTTTGGGTTCTGCTTCGGCAGATGGTGGTTCTTTAATAGATTGCATAACAAATCCGATGGTGCGGGAATCTGGCTCAAATATATAATGCTTAACAATGGTCGATATGTTCCCGCACCTGCCTAAACTTTTAACTTAAAATTATGGACAACGTAGGTGAAAATGTAAAATTCGAAGTGTCGATGACACAGAAATTTCCCGCAGAAAAGGGCAAATATCCAATCATTGATGTTCCAGCCACAGGTAAACCCGATTGGTTTGAAGGTGCACGTACAATGATATTTGTATATTCGAAGCATCACGGTAATTTTATTCTTCGTGGTTTCCGGGGAGAAGTTGAAAAATATCTCAAAAAACATTACACACATTATTTCTGCTATATTTCAATGTGGAGTGAAGGTCGTTCCAGAGGACATTGGAAATTCTGGAAAGAACGTGTTTACATTTTTGAACCACGTAGAAGCAGAAGGCGTTCAGACAGGCGTGACAAATATACTGTTCACAAGTCTGGTGAGGGTGGAGTTTATAAAGACTTCTCTGACCTGAAAAAAGAAAAAGAGGTTAATCTTGTTTTCAAGAGATTACCGAAACGTTGGATACCGGAATTTGATACGCTTTAACACATACCATCATGTTAATACAAGAAAGAAAAATCAATTACGAGACAGCAAAACTTGCAAGAAAATGTGGCTTTGATGAATATTGTAGTCATCTATGGGGCGTATTTGATGGATATGAGGGTTTACACCACTATGATAATCATAACAAGTCCAATCCTGACATTTGGTTTACAGCACCAACACAATCACATCTTGCCAAATGGTTGAGAGATATGCACAATCTTCAGGTTTATGCTTATTCTTCCACAAAGAACGGAAATGGAGAATATCGTGATTATGTTGCTTATATTAATGGTATACCACAAAATGATGCACGTGATGAAGAATACCAAACATATGAAGATGCAATGGAGTTTGGCTTACAGAAAGCATTAGAAATGCTCGGAAAATAAGAAAAAATTAAAAAAAATAGTCACTTTCGTTTACGAAATTCTGTTTTTAATTCTTCGTAACAAACACCACCCCATTTTTCTTCTGCTTTAAAAGCACGTTTTTCGTGTGGATGATTTTCATATACATAATCATTGTCCGGGCACACTTTAAACATTTTTTTCTCAATTTTTAAGTATTCTTCATTGTTCATAAGATAATGCTTGTATTCGTGTATGACTGTTGCACATAAATCTCTATATGATGAAATTGTGCCCAAATATATGGTAATTAATCCATCGCCATAAGTTCCACGCACACCTGATTCATCGGCATAGTACTCTGAAGTTCCTTTTGATTTATATACTCTAAGTGACGGAAAATCGTCACAATACTTTGATATTCCAAAATTTGAGATGCACCATTCTAAAATAAGTAGGACTTTTCTTCTATTTGCGCTTTTCAACATATTCGTCAACAATTTTCATAAATTCAAACTTATATGGATGCAGCCTATTAGCATTATTGAAAATTTGTTGATATTTCTCCGGGAATTGTCGATAAGCATCTGATTGTACAAATACATTGGTACTTTCATTTCTCTGTACAGCAATAAATTCATCGGGTAATTCATGCATATAATCAGTATCCAATCCTTGGGGAACAATTCCTTTTTTTGCAAGTTCTTCCAGAATAATTTCATGTGCGCCATAATATGTTTTTGCAACATAAAAATCGCCATTTTGCATTAAAATTCCTCTTGCAGTTTTACCGATACCTTCAAGCGACCTTGGATTTTTATATATTGGAATTGCGGTTTCTAATTTTCTTCTACCCCAATCAGTTGTAACATAGCCAATCACTTCTGCGTCTACTTGCTTGGCTTCTTTATTTGGGTCGCCAGCATCTATACCGTGATATTTTTCATAGTACTTATCAGCGATGCTTGGTTCATCACCCATTTGCCAATCAGAAAAAAAGTTCTGGACTTCTTCTTTTATAACTTGAAAAACGGAACGTTTCATTAAAAGTTCTTTTTAATAAATACGTTTCAATCAGATGAATTACTCTATTTTCGGTGCAACACTTATCACTTTAGGAACTAATTTAGCTCCATTACATGCGGGACATGTTTTTTTTCCGGCAGTTGAACTTGGTTCAGGAATTGTTCCCATGCCGTGACAAATATAACATTGCACCAGTTCTGTCTTGGCTTCTAATACTACTGGCTCAACATCCTTTTTTTCTGATGTTACATAATCGCTAATATCTTCAATTAAACTATACTGAATGTACAAACTTTCTTTGAGTTCCCACGTTTCGTTTCCACTGTCCCAACGAATATGATATGCCTTATCTGTAATTAAAAGAATTTTTGCTGCAAATACGCTACCATGATTGCGTAAAAGCAAGTATGTGTGACCCTTTTGTAAATTTCTAAGTTCAGTATCCATGTTGTTAATCAAAATATCCAATTATTTTTACTGTTTTAGGGTCACAAAGAAGTTTATATTCTTTGCCTGTTTCATCTTCAACATGAACAACTTGCTTTTTATTTACCAACGGTTCACGATGATATGTTTTCCCCTTTTTCCCGGTTTTGGTTTCTACCAGATAACCCGGATTTCTATCTGTACTCATAAGACTGATTTTAAATCATTTTGCTTCTTACCAGCCACAATTACAACATTAATCTCAGGTTTACCCCAAACATTATTTACTTCTTCTTTTTTTTCGTTGTAATAGATAATTTCAAATCCATCTGTAATTAATTCATCAAAGAGGACTTGTAGTTCTGGTAATGTTAATTTTTCTTCAATTCTTTTATATTTAATGAATCTTTCCATTTAGAAAATATCTTTTCCCAAATATAATAAAATTTGGATTGGAATGCAAGTCTTTTAGTATTTATAAGAAAATAATTTAATATAAAACAATACTATCATGGGCGCAAAAAAAGACAGAGACTTGAAAGTTTTAGACCACAGAGCTAAGAAATTTAAACAAAAAGTTGCAGAAATGAAAAAATGTGGCATTTCACAGAAGAAAATTGATAAAATGGAAGAAAAGCAAGCAAGATATGAATTGTGGCTCGAAGAAGTAGAACAAACGGGTGATTATTAATTAGATACGAAACTACAAATGGAAGTCGGCAATCTTTGGTTGCCGATTTTTTTTCTCCATGAATTGATGTGCAAACCCTGCCTCTAAATCAGTACCAACCATATTGCTGAGATATCTTTCAAGTTCATCTTCAATGTACTGAAAAAATTCATCAATTGTTTGTGTAATCTCAGATTCTCTTTTTATTTTCCCATCCAAATATTGTGACCTAACAATTGTTGCTGCCCACGCTTTTTGGTCTTTATGTTTTTCATTATGATTTGTTTCAATGTGTTTGATGGCAATATCTAATACATATGCTAAATATGGAATTTCCTTTTTATTCTTAGTTAATTCCAATAAGGGAGCGTATTTTTGAATAAGTCCGTTTATTTCTTCAACACTTTTATTTGTTAAATCTATCATATGCGTTTTTTGAAATTTGACAAATCTGAACATTTCCTATAAATTCATCTAATTCTTTCGCATTTACATAACTCATCATATTACGTAAATAATGCTCGAAATTTTCAACCCAACCACTCAGGTGATATTCTACTCGTCTGATTCTTACAACGCCTTCAGAAGTCTTAAAACTGGTCTTTCCCATTGCTTTTTGCGCTTCCTTGGTACTCATACCTCTGAAATATTTCTTTATTGGATATCCTCTGTCAAAAAGTTTCTCTGCAAAATTTTTGCTTAATTTAAAACCGTAAAGATAGTTATCTGCAGCACTTTCGAATGCTTTATTGAATATTGAGCCAATCATGACATAATCAGCACCAAGTGCTAATGATTTTATCACATCGGAATAATCTTTCATTCCACCATCAGCAATAATTTCCGGGGGAACTATATCAACATCATCGCTTTCAAATTCATTTTTTATTTGTTTGATTTCATGAATTAGCGATGCCATTGGATAACCAATTCCAGACTGCTTCGTTGTAAGACAACCATTTCCATTCCCAATACCAATTCGAATATAATCAACGCAGTTATTTTGGCAATACCAGCGATATGTCTCAGGATTGGCAATATTGCCAACCATAATAATAATATCCGGTCTTAATCTTTTTATTTCCCGGCAATAGTCAACGATTTTTTGCATATGACCATTGGCGATATCAATTAATATGTGCGCATTTTTATGGAAATCTTTAAAATTGGTTTTGTAATATTTATCCAAATCCTCAAAACCCATACTTACAAACACCCCTTTATCACTTTTCGACCCACTCACGATTTCACGTGCCAAAAATTGGTCATATTTAATTGTACGTGGAAGTGTAACGTGAATCCCATTTTCCAAAAAAGTATTGAAATTATCAAGATTTACCACAGTATCCATTGGTGCGGTAAATAATGGAAGTTTTTTTGGAAGTTTAATATCTTTGTATCTGCTTGTAACGTGTGTGTTTACACTTGGAACGATGAGGATATCATCAAAATCGAATTTAGCTTTTATATTTTCCATTTTTACGGTCTAAGAAAAAAAGAAGTGTGTGCTTTTCTCGAAATGAAATTGATGGTAAATGAGGCTTGAGGTATGATGCTTAAATCTTGATAATCATGAGAGCATAAATCTTGAAAACTCAATGTCATTATCTTTTACCATAATTGTCAGAACGCAAATCTTGCGCAGAATCAACTCACTAAGTTACTCAGCACAACACTCCAGTTGTATTATTCGGCTTTTGGTTCTTCGATGAAAGGAATTTTTTCATCTTCACCCGGCTCATCCCAAGGAATTTCGGTGGTGTAGTTATAAGTGTCGATTTCTTCCTGAATTGCATCAACACGCTTTTGGAAATCAGCAACATATTTATTGCGGGTTTCGTCATCAACCTGTGCCTTATATTCCCTCAGAGACTCAGAACCGAATCTTCCGGCTTCCTGCATACCTTCTGTGGTATTTACGCTATTCCAGAAAGCAATTAATGCTTTGTATTCAGCGATAACGTATATTTTTGACTGAATTTCACGATTTGCCTCATTGATTGCAAATTTCAGACCAGTGAGCAGGTCGATTTTGCCAACAAGTTCATCGTAAAGCTTCTGTACGTTATATTTTTCAGGATTTAATGAACCCACCATGTATGAGTTCTTCTGTTGAATCTTCGATTTCAACTGAGCGATTTCGCCAATGAGTTTTTTTCTTAGCTTTAATGCTTTGTAAAGTTTCATATTCTTATTGTTTATTATTTTCTTCCGGTAATTTTTCAGTATTATTCTGTTTCGGCTTTAAGTACATATAAATTAAAACGGCATAAAGCAAAAGGTCAAGAATGATTGACCATCTCAAATCTTCAATGGAGTATCCCATGCTAATACCAATAGCACCAATCAAAAATCCCAATACTAATCCAACAGCAATTGGAATTAATGATAGCCATCTCCATCCACGATTCCAAGCAATGATTGTTAAAATGATTTGAAATATAGTTCCCATGCTTTTATTTTTTCAATGCAAGTATAAGCATATTATTTTGATTATGCAAATGTTTTTAAATTTTTGTTTTTATTCTAAAATCAATTGACCAGCCGTTTGGCATATACATTGGGTTCATTGTATCGATAAAATGATTTCTCCACAGCTTAACAAACTCTTCAATTTTATCTTCAGTGTCAAGTTTTTGTACTACATGATATCCGTGGTCGTAATATTTTCTATTTTCTTCTTTAAATACGTACATTTGCGTCAAATGTTCCTCTTTCAGTAGGAGATATAGTTTATACATTTGAATGTAACTGAAGCTTCCTATTGTGCTGTAAGGGATATTGGTGTGTTCCGATATAAAACGCAATTTTTCGAATTTTATTTCATCAGGCATTTTTCCATATGATTTAAATAGTGAATGAATTGCATTCAGCAAAATAGAATTTCCTTTGCCTCTCTCACGTAAATTTCTGGTATATTCGGCATTAAGTTCGCTTATTGTTTTCACCCCATACATTTCGGCAATAACATCTTTATATTCATTTGCTTTTTGCTCGTATTCTGAATGTATTTCGTGATTAACAAGCACCACATCGTGATGATTTTTGGATTTGTATTGTTCCGGGAAGTAAGAACGGTAGCAGTACGGCACAATATGATGCCGTTGCAGTCCTTCTTCCATCCCGGTTACAACACATCTGGATTCACGGATACTCCGACCAAATTCTTCGTTATCCTCAAAGCCATTTCCTTTTGGAACAAAAGTGAGTTCAATTTCTCTTTCACCAATTTGTTTGGCTAATTCTCTTTCCAAATACCAGAACGCCTTCTTCTCACCACAAGTAAACATATGCCTTCCATTGGGGTGGAAAACGAGCCAGTTTTCAGCATTCAGATTTTTGCTTCCAACTTTAAGGATATTGTTCCTCTCCTTATTTTGACTAACGCTCCCCATTATAGACTTGCATGAATTTCTTGTATATTGTTTGATAATCAGCAGTTAAGATAAATGTTTTAAAATCATTGCCTTCGAATTGACTTTTGAATTTCGACATCGCTTCACCCAATTCCTTTCCTTTAAGATTTGGAAGCCATGACATTACAATATCACCATTAAATTTTTGCGATATGAACATATCAAGACTATCCTTTTCCTGCAATTCCTGAAGCTTATTTTTAAGATTCACTTCAGGAAAGAAGAAATCAATTGCGGTTATATATACTGACTTATCGGGATTAAAATCCTTTTTTGTCCGTATGTCATTTTCTTCCAGATAATTCAAAAATAAATGGTATGAGCCACGTTTACGGTTTCTTTTTTTATCGATGCTTTTAAGGTTTTCTATTTTAAACATTTCAGCATCAAAGTTTATACCGTCAATTGCAAATTTGAATATGTCTTCCAAAGTATCAAAGCCTTGCAAATATCTATCATAATTGTAGCCACCAAAATCAAATATTCTTTTTGCATCGGTAGTCAATAATATATCAGCAGAATTTGTACCACGAAAGTTCCTGTACTTATAGAACAATCCGTCCCATCCATATGACAATCCAAATTTGTGGAAAGTTTTACCCATTATGTTTCCAAGCGGGTCGTATGAGTAATAGGTTTGCGCTATTTCCCATTTATCTTCCTTTATTGGAATAAAGTCAACTTGGAAATTTTTGTAATCGAAAGAATATACACCACCATTGTTGTGTATAGCTTGCGGTTGCAATCTATATGCTATGAATTCTCTCCAAGCTATTTGCCTGTCTTTTGGCATTTTTATCAATAAATCCAAATCACCATGTGTTTCTTTAGTGTGGTAACACTGAACCACAGTACACTCCAATGCCAATTCGGTAAGCACCTTATTTTTCAATTCAGTACCTATCTGCTTGAATTCGTCAGTATTTTTCCTTTCGGTGAATACACCGTACTTATTTAATGCTTTACCGCCCATTACTGATTTGTTTTTGCAATTATACGAAAAACAAATCAAATTGTTACATGTTTTTTAAAAAATTTTAAAGGATATGATATTTTCACTTATTTCTGGTTCTGAGAACGACCAATTACCGCTTTCTTCTAATTCATCCAAAAGTTGTTCAATAAGTAAAATATCTTCATCGTATGCATCTTGCAATAATTCTTCTGAACTTGAAGATTCGAAGTCAAACAATGGCGCATCTTCATCTTCGTCATCATTAGGAACAATAATCTCAACTTCTTCTTCATCAAGATTATATGTCCAAATTATGCAATTTCCATGTAGTGTCAATTCACCATTTAAATCTTCGGGGAGAAATTTATTTTGAATCTCTTCAAACAATTCGCTGATATTCATATCAATAACATATTTATGGTAGAAATAATTTTACCATAAATAGGAGAAATTTTTCGAAAAGACATTAAAGCGCAAACAAAATAAAGAAATAAATCCCTAACATTGCAATGTTACCAATCATTGTTGTAGCAATATCCCAATTGTCTTTTTTCTTGTCTAAAGATTCTTTTATTTTTGCAGCAATAAATGTAAATAACATTGAATTAACGACCACTACATATGGATGCCATAATCCAAATGTAAGTATACATAGCATGGTAATAAACACCCCAATGCCAAAGTGTGCGACTCTATCTATACCAATTTTTTCTATCAATATGTGGTATAGTTTTATTATGGAATTCTTAATTCCAAAATACATTTTATCTAATAACTTTCCCATAACGTTTATTGTTTTCTACTTCGCTTGGACTACCACTTAATTGACTTAATGCACGAGACCCCCCTTCAACAAATAATGCAGCCAAATCTGAACGTTGGTGGACAACATTTAATATTTGGTCGAGAAGTGGAAGCTTTTCTTCAGGAGTTCTGGCTTTTCTCACTCGTGCCAACAATGTTGTTAAGCCGGGTCTACTGCCACCAAAATCACTAAATCCATAATCACTAATTTCTTTAACGTAGTCCCAGAAATCTTCCTTATCTTGTTCGGTGTAGCCATATTCCTCAAAGTCATCATCGGGGTCTACTGGTGTATGCCCAGATAATTCAGTATTAACATATAATTTTAAAATGTTTTCAGTAATAATATCTTCAATCATTTCCAAACCAATAGTATCTCTGACAATACCCATTCTCATGAAATCTTCCCAAATTTTTCTTAATCTTGGAAATGGTATTAATCTCCAAGGCTGTTCTTTTATTCCACGTTTTTTGTGTTCAAGAAAACCAGTTAAAATATCTGTTTTTACTTGGTCAAGTTTATCATATAAATCCCAATCAGTATCATCATCGTTATATTCACGAATAAATTTACTAAGTTCTTCTTTAATGATTTTATTGAGTTTATTCACAGTGCAATCCTTTTTTATAAATACAAAAAAAGCCGGAAAATATCCGGCTTTAAGCATTAACCTCAAAAATCATTGGTGGATTCACGCACATATAATCTTCATCCAAATTAGAAGCGTTAATAAATGTAGTGCTCTCAATAATTTTTTTACCATAACTACCATGAATGTGACCGAAGATGTGAACCTTTGGTTTAATTCTTTGTATCACTTCAAAATATAGTGAAGGTGAACCAGTATGTTTTAAATCATATATGCTCCAATCTAAGATTGTATATGGTGGGCAGTGTGTGATTAATACATCCGTATCATCAGGAATTGCTTGCCAATGAGGAACTAATTTATGTTCTGGTTTATTGAATGCCCAATTCATAAAAGGCAATTGAACTGGCGTTCCCCAGAATTTAACCCCATCCAACTCAACACCAGAATCTTCCAAATAAATTACGCCTTCTGGAACTTTTTCAAGTGCTAAAAGACGATGAGTTTCAAAAAGCCAATCATGATTTCCTGCGATAACTATTTTATATTTATATGGCAATTTAGAATACCATTGCATAAAATTCACAATCTCATGACTACGACCAACAGATGTGAAGTCACCAGCATGGATAATAACATCTGCGTCCGGTAAATTTGCCAGACGCTTATGTTTATTGTGTGTATCAGATATGATGCAAAGTTTCATTATTTACACTGCTTACCATTTTTGCCGTTCTTCTTAACGTATTTTGCGTTAACTAATTCGCAAGTTAAATTATTAATACAAATCTCGATATTTTTAAAAACCTTTGAACTGAAAAGGTATTCAATTAAATTCTCAGAATAATAATTCAATTCGAATTCATAATGTGTGTTTCCATCACCGTACCAAATAACATTTACATCGAGCATAAATGTGTCACCACTTCGTTGTATTGTTTCTGGGAGTTCGGAAAATTTATCTATTATTTCACCACCAACATTATTTTTTTCGAGATATTTAAGAAACTCTTGTTTCGTATATTTTTTGGGTTTAATATTTACCATAATTATTTAATAATTTTTACAGAATCTCTACTAACTGGTTTTACAATTATTGATGGTGTGTATGATGATTGTTTTGCTTGCTCGATTCCAGTTTCTAATTGTTTCATTTGTTGCATTGAATTTAATTCAAGTACGTTTTTTAACAAATCTTTGTTTGTTTTACTATAATCAATAATTAAGCCAAGTTGTTTGTTGTTGAAAACTTGAAAATCCGCAAGTGCTTTATAATTGTCATCATAAACCTTATTTATTCTTGCATTAACTTCTTCAAAACCCGCTTTCATTTCTGCTCTTAAATCAACCATTGCTGCAGTATTCGCATCCAATAGATTTTCAAGGCTATTTAATTTATTTAAACGATTTGCGTTTATTTGTCCAAATGTGAATGACACAATCACTGCTGTGCTTGCAACACCAATGACCCATTTCAATAAAAGTTTCATTTTTGAAGGCTTTAATTGAACGTCATCAACAATATCCACCAATATGTTACTCATAATTTTACGTATTATTTACCGTCTATAAATACCTTATGGACGGTTATAAGTCGATGCAGAATTATTAAAAAAATGTTATTTAAGTAACGGCAAATCTTTCAATGAATTAAGTCGCAGATGACCAACATTATGTCTAACATTCCAAGGTGCAGTATATAGATAAGTACATATGCCAGCATTGTTGAGTTCCACAAAATTATCATATGAATCGTCAATGAAAATTTGGACACCTGCTTCTTTTGCAATGTCAATTTTACTTGTTGCTTCGGCTATACTATATACACGTCTGGCAGGAAAATGATATTTATCAAGCCATGCTTCTGTTGTTTCAACAGGAACTGGTCTTGATGTGATGTAGCAATGCGGAATGAATGGCAAATCTACGGGCATTATTAGTGGCTTAACATTGTTGATGTAAAAATCACTAAGCGTGTTATTTTCTAACATCTGCTTAAATCTTTTACCAACCTTCCTATCCAAGTACCAAGAATTTGGTTCAGACAACACATCAGGATATAATTCACTCCATGCCGTTGTCCAATCAGCAAGAACACCATCAATATCAAGTCCGATTTTTGGAAGCTTCAAATATCTTTTCGGTCTATCATCACCTTGCGGAAAGGTATAATAAAATGCATTTAAGAAATGAACGTTGCATGCTGCGTGTGCAATATGTAAACGTCCACTTTCCGGGTCATAATCTTCTCCAAGTTCAATAGCTTGAATATGTCTTTTGAGAGAAGCCAATACAGATGTCCAAGACAAACCATTTTCCCAATTACGGTCAAAATATTTATTTGCACCATCAGTTAAAACCTCAACAAAGTCTCTATATGCGTGTGGTTCAACTAAATCATATCTCAACTTTCCTTTATTGAGTCGAAATCCGCCACCTTTGCCTGTAAGAGCATCGCTGAAATCCTTTTCTTTTTTATTTTCTTCCTGTTTTTCCATTATTACTTGTTTAACTAAATTATCTTTTTCCATTTTATTCGAATATTTTTACACCAAAAATGTCTTGAAGTTCTTTAAATGGTGCTTCGTATTTCATCATATCTGTTTTGATATCATCATCAACAGAATAGACTTCCAATTCAGCCTCATCCATTTCAAAATCTTCTGTTGTTCTAATTTTTTCTTGTTTTGATTTTTTACGAATTGATGTCACAAACATAAAAATTGCACGAAGATGACCGGGTGGTAAATCAGGATGTGACACAATACGGAGAGAACCCAGAGGTTTAGTCGTTCCATTCTCACGCAAAATCCAACGTGCATCTACACGTAATTCGCTGATAAAACCTCTGAGTCTATCCCAATAAGTATTATTAAGGTCAATATTTTCCATTTTAATTCAATGGCTTGCCGTCCTTTTTGCATTCACAGTCAGAGCATGTGCATACTGATTCGTCAGTACCAGTAACTACAATTCTTTCCGGGCAACCGTGAATTTCCATTGCTCTTACTGCAAGTGCAGCAACCTTACGAAGTTCATGTGTTGCACCGACAGTATCAAGATGATATACTCTTTCTTTTGCCTTACTTACGTGATACTCAATGTAATTTATCCATTCAGCCACTGGCTTTTCTTCGTCAGGAGTTCCATCCATTTGTCTGCGTGAACCCCAATTTGCATCTTGGTAGTCTCTTTCACCATCAAGACGGTTGTAAATTTCTTTTCTTTCCATTTTTATTCCGTTTGTTAAGTTATAACCAGCATCACTGTAATTAGTGAGCATATTATTTAATTTAAATAAATCAAATTCGTTTGAATCAATGAATTTAATAATTTCATCAACATTAATTTCACCATAAAATGTCCAACTAATGTTAGGATATTTTATGTTCGGTTTGTTTATTAATTTTAATTCATACCCGTTCTTTTTTGAATTACTTAAACCAATTTTTAAATAATCTGGTGTTAATTCTTCAGGATGAAGTTTAATTGCATTCAACATTTGATTCAAATCAGTCCAGAAATGGCTATCTGGAACAACCTGCATGTAGTTTGCGCCTGTCATTTGATTAACGATTAGCTTTACGTGATGCTCTTTGTGCCCTGTTTTTACGTCTGCGTTCTTTACGGTAATCAGAACCAAACTGATTTACAGTAACGTTTGTTAAAACAGTTTTATTTTTTTCTTTACGTGTACCACCGAATTTTCTTGGAACTTCAATAATGTCTGTTGTTTTAACAGCAAACTTTGTAGGACGGAATCTTATTTTTGATTCTTTGAGTTCTTTAACAACAATTTCGTGTTTTTCATTGTCAGTTAATTCTCTTTCTTCTACCGTTCCGGTCTGTGGATTGAAAACCCGGTATATTTCCTGTTCACTATTTCCACTTAAAAATAATACATGAAATGTTGGAGATATTTTTATGTATTTTTGGGTAGCTCCGTCAATAGCACCCTCAATAGCTCCGTCAGTTGCTCCCTCATTTTTTAGTTCTTCTTGAACCTCATTTTCAATTTCTTCTGTGATTAGTTGCGGAAATTCATCGACTCTTCCTTCTTCTTCAATTTTCGGTGTATTGATTACACCTTCATTGTTTTCTGACATATTAATATGGTTAAAATAAAAATTATTTTGACGTAAAAATAAGTAATATTTGAATTAGATGCAAGAAAAAAGGGGGCGAACCCCCTTCTTTTTTTTATTCAGCATCTTTAACAGCATACTGTTTCAATAATTTATCAATATCATATTGATATTTCTTGAGTGGATGGTTTTCTTCAGACCATCGTGCTTCAATTTGTGAAAGGCTTTTACCTCTGGCAATACCATAAGCTGCATACATGATGCGTAATTTCTCACGATTTGCCATGTGCTGATATGTGGCATCTTTTGCCGACATTAACCTATCACCTTTAATGTGAACGGTTTTTCTCTGATTTTTGTAAAATTTCTGAATTTCGCTTGCTTTTTTAATAGCGTCCTTCATTGCTGCGATATTTATTTTAACTAAAGTTTCCATAATAATATGATTTTAAATTTATAATAATTTTTATACATTTTGTATTATACATTTTGTATTATACATTTTGTTGTATTTCGCATTATGCATTTCACATTTTGCGTTACGTAATTTACGTTACGTATTTTACGGAATTCAAATTATTATGGTGGTCTGATATTTACCTATGTATCTTTCATAACATTAATATTTTTCCATTTTTTACCTTTGTTTATTTCACATACGGTACTACAACTTATATTATATTTTTTAGCAATTTCTTTTTGCATCACACCAATTTGTAGTGCTTTTTTAATTTCCAATACGATGTTTGGTGTTAATTTTTTTGAGAAAATTCCTGATGTATATATATGTTTTGAATTTTCTGCATGTTCAATCCATTCCAAATTAGTTTCACGATTATCGGTTTTAATGCCGTTAATATGATTAACAATAAGATTTTTATTATCATTATTTTTAAATGTAATTGCAACCAATCTATGCACCCTATGTGTTTTTGCATTGTGTTCATAATCAGTTAATCTTACAACAAGATAATCACGAATAAAATTTTGACGCATTATTTTATCTGTATTGGGATATCCATGTTTTTTTATACGACCCATATTTGACACATAATATAATCCTTCATAGTTGGGTATTGATTTCCAAATTTCGTCTTTTAAATTGCTGGTATTTAAATTTTGATAAATTTTGCGAGCACTATTTTTATAATCTTGTGCATTTTTTTCTTTAACAATATTATCAATATCAACATTTATTTCACTTATTGGGATAAAACCATCTGTTGATTGATTTTTAACATCTCCATAATAATCGACAGTCTCAACATATGGATTACCAAATTCAAAATTAATGAAAATGAATTTACCTTTATACCATTTGGCTATACTGGTATTTCTGCAAGTACCCATGTAGTACGAACCTTCTTTTAAATTTAATTTATTTATCATAATTATAAATTTAATAATAAATACTTGAATTGCAAATAAAAATACCTCATTTGCGAATTATTGAAGTGCTAAATCTAATTTTTTTGTATGCAATTGCATTTCAGGCGTACCATAAAAACAAAAAGCAGTCATCTGGTTCTGAACGTCAGGCTCATAAAAAGCAATAACGTCAGCACCATAGTACTGCAATTTATTATAAAGGTCTTTGAGGGATTCTTCGTTATCGGTTGATAACGATATTAAATAATTGGATTGCTCTTTCCATTCAGCAAATTTGTCAGGAAATTGCTGTGCAAATTCAGCAATTGCATGCCCTGACTGGACGAGTTGATATCCCGGAGAGATATCTTTGCGAGTTACGGTTACTAATTTTACCTACTTCATTGTACTTTGTTTTTTAATAAATACTTAGAATTGTCGAAATATTTCATAACTAATTGTTTCGCTGATTTTAGATAAAAATGGTATCTTTATTGTATATATTATGCCATTATCAAGCTTACGTATCTTAAAATCTTTTTCAATGATAATATATTGATAATAATTTCTGTACTTTGTGAGTAAAATATATGTTTCCTTATCTACTTCTCCGTCACTTGTATTTTCTTTTTTTTCGAAACTTATTATATCGTAACTTCCCCATTCTTTACCATCAGTGTATGTTAATTTCAAAACTTTACCATCGAAATTTACACTAATTGGAGTTTTTAATGAAGTGAATTCGTAATCCCAAGTGTCTCCCAATATAATTGATGACTTTTCATTTGCCACAAATTTAATTGGTGATTGTCCAAATGAATTAAGAGTGATAAATAATATTGTCAATAATACCACGATGTTTTTCATAACCAAAATTTTGTTTAATGTTACAAATATACACAAAAATTTTATTCTACCAATTTAATTTCGAAGTATTTTTAAAAGTTTTTCCGTATCAACATTAGTTTGATTGATGTTAGATTCACGTAATAATAACCAAATTTTATGTATTTTTATTCTATTTGATATTATGTTGCGATTATTTTCTCCCATATAGTGAGTGGAAGAACCATCAATAAATAATGTAACTTCATCGATAAATTTAATCGTTTTTTCGGTAATATTTTTTATTGTGTTAATGTTAATTGGATTTAAACGCAGATTCCTAAATTCGACATTAATGTGTGCCGAAATATTATTTCTATATTTAATAATCGTATCAATTTCATCACTATTTATAAATTGTGTTATTTCATTTAATAAAAATACAAATTCTTGCTTTGATTTTTTTGGTAATGGATGTGTGGCTAAAGCATATAATTCATCATAATTATCAATGATATAATCATATATTTTTCTCATACAATATTTGTCATTACCACTCCTTCTTGCACGTGGATAAATTTTATGAATATCGACAATAATTAATTGATAGAAGTCTTCATATAATAATTGAATGTCTCTATATCCTTGTATCAAATTTAATTCTTCTTCGGATAATGAAATAATTTCATCATAAAAGTCAACATGATACTTTAATTTTAAAATAATCAACTTAATGTTATCTATCGCTTTTTTGAGATTAGCTTCAGTCATTTTGTTATTAATATGAATTTATTTTGTGATTCTGGTGGGATTCGAACCCACGATTTTGCAAGTTTTAGAGACTTGTGCGATAACCACTCTGCCACAGAATCGAGTTCATATACATTTATTTCAACAATACATTGCATTCTTTATACATATCGAGTATTTATAATAAACTCTGTTCGATATGGAAACAATTGCAAATATAATAAAAAATTCGAGAAATAGACTTGAAGTTTTGAAAAAAATTGGCTGGGATACAAAAACATATGGTTATCGTAAATTAAATAGATACATCAAAAATAACAATATCGACATCTCACATTTTGAAACAAAAAGTCAGCAATATATGAGAACAAGAGATTTGATATTATCATCGAAGAAAATACCGCTCGAAAAAATACTAACATCTGGTTCAACATATCAAAACACAACAAATCTTAAAAATAGGCTATATAAAGAAGATATAAAACAGCCAATATGTGAAGAATGTGGGCAAGATGAACATTGGCGTGGAAAACATATAAGTATGATTCTTGACCACATCAATGGTATTCATGATGATAATCGACCAGAAAATTTAAGAATTCTTTGTCCTAATTGTAATGCAGCACTTCCTACGCATTGTGGTAGAAATAGTAAGAGAAATAAAAAAATATTACAACTAAAAACAAAAGAAGAAAAATTTTTAAATAAAAAACTTCAATCTATTAACAGTAGGCTCAAAGAACGTCCAGTGCGTGAGAAACTTCAAAAAGATATTATTGAATTAGGATATGTTGCAACTGGTAAAAAGTATGGTGTTAGTGACAATTCGATTAGAAAATGGATTAAGTTTTATGAAAAATATGATGTACATTAATCATCTTCAAATTTAAATATCTTTTTTCTTATAATGGCGTAGTTTGCAAAGCATAAACACATTATTTTGAACTCTTTTCCTTCTTTAGCCACCTGATAGATGTATTTCTCACCTTCTTTTATCACACGCTGCAGTTCATTCACATTAATTCCCCATTCTTCCCTTTCTTCAGGTGTACTATTTTGCATTATATAATCATACCCGTCACAAAATCTATCAAATTCTGAGACCGGGTATGTTCTTTTCAGGAGTTCAAAATCTTTTGGCATCTAATTGATGAAATAATCGAGTTCACCAACCTTTTCGGTAACTGGTTTCATTTGGGTGAGTCCACCGTCCAGTATCATTATAACCATTTCGTCAAGCTGTTCACCCAACTGGTCTTGCAGTTCTTCCTGAGTTTTGTCAGCATCTGACACTTTGGCAAAGATTACTTCGTCAAATTTGTCATTTTTGACATATATCTTGCTGCTCAGTACCGGAACACCGTTTTCGTCCTTTTCTCTTTTGATTATGCCGTGAAAACACCTGTTCCAGTCAGCTTTCGCCATGAATATTTCGGTAATTTCAACTTTCATTTTCTTTTCCATTTTGATACTTATACGAAAAGGATTTAAAAATGTTACAAAAAGCACTAATAAATTAATGCTTCGTCAAACAATTTATTTTCAATGAAGATTTCAACTTCATGAATATCTTCAATAATTTGACTATAAACATAAAAGCGAATGCCACCAAATTTTAATTTAATTTGATGTATTTCGAAATCTTGGTCGAGTTCTGTGCAGAGTTCAAGAATTTCATCCAGAATATCCAACCATTCTGGAACAATCGGAGTGCCGATGCTAAACCCATACCATCCGTGTGGAACATAATCCGCATACTTTTTTAAGAAATATCCATCGGTTTTTTCAATATTATAATAGTATGTCGCATCGTCAGGATTCTTGTCTTTATAACGATAAAGATTTTTAATGCCATCGGGAAGTTTGATTGGCTTCAAATCGTACTTGGCAAATATTTGCTCAACATCATTTAGGATTTTCATGATATTCTCCTTTCTTATAAAATTCACATTGATTAAAGATTGGCAACATTTTATCTTTTTGGCTGACCATCAATCTTGCCTTCATTTTCCAATCAACATTTAATACTTTATCATCATATTTAATGCCAGTTTCGTGAGTGGGTGAATATTTATTATCCACCTTATATTGAAATATTGCGTCTTTGGATAATGTGATAAAGCCGTGTGCAAATCCTCTCGGAATAAATAAGCTTAATTTATTTGTACCATCCAAAATAATCGATACCCACTCACCAAATGTCGGAGAATCGACACGTATATCTACCACAACATCCAATACCATTCCTTTAACCACTGACACTATTTTAGCTTGATTATATGGTGGTTTTTGAAAATGAAATCCTCTTACAACGCCACGATATGATTTGGATTGATTTTCTTGAACTACATTGAACTCACCTATGTAATTTTCAAGTTTTTCGTGATTGAATGTCTCAAAAAAATATCCTCTTTCATCACGATAAATGTGCGGTGTTATTATTAATACATCAGGTATGTTTGTTGCAGTTACATTCATAGCCGTTCTAAGATTTCACTGAATTCTTCATCAGTTCCATTGAATTTTTCTCTGACGATACTGATTGGTGTTAATATCCCATACATTTCGCCATATGCGTCTTCATATATTACAAACAAATCATCGGGATGTTCATTTGAAAATGGCTTAACTAACGTCAATGCGCTATCGCCATCACTATTAATAGTTATTGCTTTTCTCGGTGTGTACATGCTGGATTAATTTTTTTGTTTCTTAAATAATATTTTTGCTTCGTGCTCATTGCCCCACTCTTTGGGTTTATTCTCTTGATAATAAATTACTTCCCAATTATCTGCACCAAATTCGTTTAATTTATCATTTAATTCTTGAAATAATTTATATTTGACGTAAACCATTTTATATTCCCACATAACATTCGTTTAATATAAATACGAAAAATTATGTTTGCGGAGAGAGAGGGATTCGAACCCTCGGTACTGTTACATACGTCAGTTTAGCAAACTGGTGGTTTAAGCCACTCACCCATCTCTCCAATAATCAAGCCACTTCTGATTGAATAACAAAACCTTCCTCATATTCGTCTAAAGTAAACGAACTTGGAAAAGTATCTGGGTCTTCTGGATTCACATTTATCCAATCATTTAGGTCTTGTTTATACATGCTTTTATAGACATGATTTCTTGGGTCATCAATTTTTTCTTGTAGATATTTAAGAAGATATTTATGTGCATCAATTTTATTTTCTGCCATTACATAAAATTCTTCACCATAGCCATTGTGATTAAAATGATAAAGTTTCATGATTATTTATTTTTATAACGTAAAATTACATTCGTTGAAATCCTGTAAGCCAGAACTGCTTCCTGATTATAGTGTTCCAGTGTAAAGTCAATAATCTCTGACATCTGTTCTTCAGTACAAACAATTCTGCAGGGTATCATTCTGTCAATATAAAGTTTTCCAGTAGGACTAACCCACTGACCTTTGGCTGTTTTCATTATTGTAACACCACCAGTTGTCTTTTTTACAAAAGCATCCCATGCTTTGTGGTGTTCAAAGCTGAATTTCTGGTCTTTATTGTTTGACGCAGGGACTAATATTTCCCATAATTCATTTTCCATTCGGCAAATATACGAAATAAATTTGAATATGTTACAAAAAAAATAAAAATAACGTGAGCGTACCCAGAATTTTATAAATATTCATTACAGCCGTAACCCGAATTCTGCTTTATGTAGTAATTTATCTAATGCACCAACCCGACTATCACTGAGTTGCTTTCCCTCTAAGTCTATTTGGCTTGCACCACTCCGCAGTATTAACGACTGTTTAGGTCTCCTGCGTCCAGCAACGGTGTTCGGAGTTTTCTCATGTAAAATACACGCTACTACTCACTTATAATGAATATCTATAAAATAATGTTTAGTTTTTCCAAGTCTTCTTTAAATAAAATCCGAATGTTTTTATTGTTATTTTGTTTTTGAACCAATTTCATTTTTTCTTTATCTTTAGGAAAAAAATATCCTTTAATTTCAATATACTCATCTGTATTTGGAAGATAAAAATCTGGAAAATAATTTCTTGTCACATTATCGGCTTTTTTATATTGCATTGAAATTTCTTTTGACCTTATCCAATCAACATTATTTTCATTAAGATATTTAGCATATTTCAATTCATATGTTCCCTGAACGGCAACAAATTTATTCATATGTGGTGAAAATATTTTATAATATTTGGTTTTTATGATTCCGTTGTTATTTCCAGATGCAATTTTTGAAAGTTTTTCTTTTGTAATTGTTGAAAGTTTTCTACCTTTTAATGTATGCTCACCAAGATATTTTCCAGAACATGCTCGTGAACAAAATTTACGTTTAGAAACTCTTTTTTTAAAATATTTTCCACAACATAAACATTTTACAGTATTTTCATTTTTCTTACAAGGATTACAAATTATTTTACCATTAAAATTTGGTTTTTTTCTTTTTACTCTTTTATTGCATATTGAACACTTATGATAATATTTTGCCATAGTTTTTTATTATAAATACAATGATTTTTAATAAAAGCGATGTTCTGAAGTTCCTCTTATGAGACACTTTGTCCTATAAAATGTCCTATAAGCGATGAATCCTCTGTGTTATTTTTTTGTGTGGCGGGGTAGTCGATTTTTGTATAACCACACTAATATTCTTGTTTTTCTTTTAGTGGCATTGGAAGATTTTTCTTTCTTTCGACTTCAACCAATTTAGAAAAATCTCTGTAACTGATATTATATCCAAGTTTCAAACAGAGCGTATGACCTTCGCCATCATAATTTTCAATATCAATACCTCTCCAATCATCTACAATAGTATATATTCCATTATATTTGAAATAATCACTGCTGGGTTTGCAATGTACAACAACTAAATCACCTTTTTTAATTGGGTTTAGATGTTGTTTCCAGAACAAATTCACCTTTTTATATTTCTTACCCTTGTAATTCATATTAAGTTTTTCTCATTATACGAATAAAAATTTAAAAATGTTACAAAATTGAGCGAGATATGGGATTTGAACCCACGACCCCGACTTTGGCAAAGTCGTGCTCTACCACTGAGCTAATCCCGCATTTTAAAATAAGTTGTGTGGAGCACCATCGGTCTCTGCACGTTACCGCAGTTTTAAGTTACCGGGGCAGACTTCACACTCCATGCATACAACTCACTTTTTTTGTTAAGGCATCAACCGAAAAGTTTTCAGTATATTCCTTAGTTTTTCGTTTTCAAGCCAGTAAACATAACCGTCCGCTTTTTCATAAGCATCGAACTGTGTTAAGGCATTAACGTAAAAATTGTGGATTTCACCATCCGTAGAGGTAATTTCCACGAGCCAGAGTCTTGCAATTTTCGGATTCTTTCTGTAGAAAGAATCGTCTTTTACGACTTCTGGCTTTTCTTGCTTCTTTGTTTCTCTAAACAACATTTTAATCGCAATTTATCAGCAAGCGGATAAACTACGATGTGTTTGTTTTCTTCATGTATGCAAAATTACTTAAAAATTCTTTTAATCCAAGCAAAATGTTTTCTTTTTTTCAAATACTCGAAATCATTTTCATATTCATTGGCTTCACGTTCAAATGAAAGATTATAATATGCTTTACTTCCATAAAAAAATAATTTAATCAACCATTCAACAAAATACCAAATGTAGAAAAAGATTATCAGCATTTCTAATTGCTGTTGCCAATGAATTTTTTCGTGGTTTACCATTCGTTTTAACGTCAAATATTTTTCTTTGATGTAAATACCGAATGGTGCTAATGTAATTCCTGCTGCAAAGCCAAACGTGATAAAACTCACGAAGCCGTTCATTTTTTTTACTTTTGGTTTTAGACACATATTAATCTTTTACCATAAATACTTTGGTACATCTGGTGAGATTCGAACTCACAACCTTTGGTTTCGTAGACCAATGCGCTAATCCAATTGCGCCACAGATGCATTTGTACCCTTGGCAGGACTCGAACCCGCAAACCTCTTGGGTCGAAACCAAGCATTCTATCCATTGAACTACAAGGGCGTTTATTTTTTGTACTCCCAGCAGGAATCGAACCTGCATCTAAGGTTTAGGAAACCTTCACCCTATCCGTTGGACGATGGGAGCATATTAACATAGTGGTATTTAATTCCTAATGGGTCGCCTTCTTCAGTTAAATACTTTGCCATTGCATCTCTACTTCCCTCTCCATATCGGATTATAATGCAATGCTTATATTCATCCATAAAAGCATAACCATTTAATTTTACTTCTTTACCTTTTTCATCCAGCACTATAAGTGGTGGCATGTTTTCAATCGTGAACTTCATTAATCACATAAATTACTTCATCGCAGCAAATTACAAAATCTTTTCCTTCCGGCACTGCAATTACTTTTCCACATTTTGGACAAATAACTGTTTTCATTTTGTGTGTTTTTGTACACCCGGTGAGATTCGAACTCACCACCCTCGGTTTAGAAGACCGATGCTCTATCCAAATGAGCTACGGGTGCATAGATTACAAATATAAGAAAAAGAGTGGAATTACCCACTCTTTTTTCTTTTATTTTTAAACCAAGCGAATGGATTTACTTTAGCCAGCAAGAAGTATGAGATAAAGCATGAGGCTGAAACAAGGTAAAAAATAGAAATTGAAAACCAATAACTGCCTGTTGTATCCATTAGCCATTTGAGTAAAGCATCGTATCCCAAGGGATTGAAAAAAGTCCCTAAGAACAGAAATAAGGTTGCTGTTTTTTCCCTGTTTACCACCTTCATCACTTTCCATAGTTTTAGGATTAATAATTATTATTTTTACTTTAAAGTATCGAGATAATCGGTTACATAATTAAATACTTTCTCTTGCGTATTTTCATTCCATGCAGGATGATTTAATATGTTATCAAATGTTACAAAAACATTTGGATTATTTTTCTTATAAAGTTTTTGGTTTTTTGTATCAATTGCCCAGATGACACCATCCACATTGATTGTGCTTTTTTCTTCTTGCTGCCTTTGCAACATTTTTTGTTGAAACAATTCCTTTTTTTGTTTTTCGTTTGCTAAGAATTTTTCCAAATTTGGAATTGCTATATCAACACCCAATCCACCGTCAACATTTCTTTCTTTATTCATTGACCTGCGTTGAACACTCTTTCTAAGCATCACCGTCTTTAACACATTGTTTCTTATGATTGCCCACATTTCATCGCCAGTTGAATCTTTTGCGAAAACACCATCATCAGAAAATATTTGATAGAATGGTATTCCGGGGTCATATGGATTTGTTATGGTATAAAGTGGTGATTTTGGATTTGGCTTAAACGCACCCAAAAAAATGCCATAATCTTTTGAATCAAATTCGTGTGTTAAAATGCTATTTAAATTTTTTCTTATTTCAGCATCTTCTTCCGGTGTAATGTCACCACCAGATTTCATCCTATCCAATCTTTTTCTCATCTGGTCAAAAGCGTGTCCGCTAATATCAGTTTCAAAAAGATTAATTTCTTCATTGATGATGGATAATACTTTATTCTCTGGCTTCATTACAATCGTATTTCATATAAATACTAATACGAATGAAACGAAGAAATCTTGAAAAGTTGCTCCTTTTTGAGCCGACAGTGAGATTCGAACTCACGATTGTCACTTTACGAAAGTGGTGTTGTTGCCACTGAAACCATGTCGGCAATGAGAGCCGAAGGTGGGATTCGAACCCACGTGGGATATTATCCTCTGGTTTACAAAACCAGTGCTATCGACCACTAAGCGACTTCGGCATTTATTTATTTGCTTGATATATTAAAATATCGTGTGGTGCTTTTTTATTTCCACCAAAATAGAGGAAAAGTTTATAACCTAAATTCCAAGTATTTTTTAATGTGATTGGATGAACTGTGCTATGATGTTCAATACCATCAGTTACGGTATATTCAATTTGTCCAAAAACACCACTTTTATATTTCAATTCAAATCCATAACATTTGTTTAATTCAATATCACAAATTGGTATTGTTGGTACTCTTAATTTATTAATATATTCATATCCAACAATTTCAATTTTATCCAGAGTTTCGTTGGGTCTCCAACCAAACCTCACTGAATTTTTGTGATGCCAACCAAAACTGAAACCAAATAATTTATTCACATCGTGTTGGTCTTCATCATTAAACAAATAAATTGCAGTTTCAGTGAATTTAAAATATCTGATAATTGAATAATCTTTATTCCTGTTGATTAATACTGGTATGAAGAAATCAAAGTACGGAAATGGTCTTCTCTTATTCTTCGGTATTATTTTCTTCATTTTTTTCTTTTCTGACTGCAATTATGTCTTTTATTGTATTAACAATTCCTGCAATAAAAAATACAACAAATGTAAGTAATAAATATCCACCGGAAATTGCACCAATCCATCCACAAACTGTTTGTGTTTCAGGAAATCTTCTTCCAATTGCGACAGCAAGTGCCAAGATTATGAATGCAGCAAGGATTTTAACCAATCCGTAATGTTCGAACCAGCGTTGTATTGCTTTAAGTATCTTTTTCATGTTGCGAGTTTAATATAAATACTCAAGCAATATGACCGATTCTTTCTTTAACGTGATTTTTATATTTTTCAATGTTTCTTACCGCTCCACGAGTTGCGGGATGATAAATAAATTCGTGTTGTATTTGGTGTTTTTTGAGTTCTCTTTCAACTTTTCTGCCCATTGCAATAACCACACCTTTGAAGGACAAAATGTCCTCGATTTTGTCTTCGAAGACGTTTGCGAATGCACATTCATCCCAACAAATATCAAGATTTTTTAATGCTTTATAAAGGTGTCCTGCAGCAAGGCGTTTATCTACCCATGTAACATTCATTCGAATTGCAGTTGGACTTCTGCGTTCACCAACAAAAAGGTATTTTTTCATATAATTTTATCTAATAAAAAAAATAAAAACAAAAGAAATATCGTATAGATTCCACCATTGTTTACCACATATTTTCCAAATAACGTGAAACCATTAAATTTGATGACAATATTATTTGATGAAATTCGTTTTCCATTTTCTATTAAAATTCTTCCAGAATAATATAATTTAAGCCATTCTAATAATCTTATTGCAATTAAGGTCAAATACTTTTTTTTCTCATCATTTTCATGGTTTAAGAATTTAAATGGAAAATATTGTCCGAAAGCAATTGTATTTTTGTTGATTTTACCCTTATCGTTTAGATAATACGAATATAAAACAGGACGTGGTTTTTCGACCATGAAAACATTATCGTCACGACACAATTCATTGAAAAAAATATTTGCTTGTTTTAAAATATAAAACGGGTCTTTTAAATCGAAATTGAGTTTTTCGAAAACAACAAAAACAACAATTAGGCATAATAATATTACTGTTATAATCATGTGTGATAGAATTTATTGCCCTTTTTCAATTTTTGATACAATCTTTTCCAGAAAAAGTACCGTTCACTAAGCTTTGGATATTCGTACATTTTATAAAAATTAAAAAACAAAGATAATAATTAAAATGATGATTCCAAATCTTTTTTGCGCTCCGGGCAGGACTTGAACCTGCGACCCTCTGATTAACAGTCAGATGCTACTACCAACTGAGCTACCGAAGCTTATATTATACCAGCAGCAATTTCTTTATGACAATTAGAACAAACAAGCATACATTTATCCAATTCTTTTTTTATTGCTTCCCAACTTTTTGTATATCCTTTTTGACCGATTCCAAATTCTTTATTATTTTCAGGATGATGAAATTCAAGTGCTCCAATATATTTATCATATCCACACTTTTCACATTTTCCACCTTTATATGCAACTGCTTTTTCTTTTAAAACTCTTCGTCTTTTGGTTACTGCATCAACAACACATTTTTTGCATCGCCATCTTTTTGTGCCATTACCATTTCCAACACAACTAAATTCAGTTAACCCATGTTTTTTACATTCTTTAATCATAAAATACAATTTATGCATAAATACGTGGTTAACACAAATTGTTAACCAAAAAAATAAAACGCAGCCGATTTCGAGAACCGATTTCGGGTTTAACTACTCCTTTATAACAGTTTGCGAGACTGTGAGCACTGCGTTTGTAGTGGTGAAGGGACTTGAACCCCCAACCTCTTGGGTATAAGCCGAGTGCTCTAACCAATTGAGCTACACCACTATGGAGAGGGACAGGTTATTTATACCTTTAAGGGACTCCCTCAGACCCATTTTGAGCAGGAAGCGGGATTCGAACCCGCAACTTTCAGCTTGGAAGGCTGACGCTCTGCCAATTGAGTTATTCCTGCATTTGCACTTCCTACTTCGTGTAGTGCGAACCGCATGGATGGGGGTGGTACGGGGCAGAATCGAACTGCCGACACATGGATTTTCAGTCCATTGCTCTACCAACTGAGCTACCGCACCGTATTTACAGGATGCCTTGTGAGACAGTTACCCAAGCCACGCCCTCTGTGACCCGACCTATAAAAAATTTTCACACTCCGAATCGCCCACTTTCGGATACTCACCTATTCGGTGAACAATGTTTTTCTGGTTAGGACAAACACCCGTGCGACCAGTTCTTAATTGCTGTTGGAGAAGGATTTGAACCCTCTTGTCCACCTGCGCATGGCAGACGTTTTGCCCATTGTAAACTACCCAACAATTTTGCACTTCCTCGTTAATCACCGTGTAGTGCGAACCGTTGCGGTGGGGAGAGATGGATTTGAACCACCAACCTCTCGTCATTACTCACATTCAGTGGAAGCGTTGTTAGAATTGTGCGCACGTTAACAACAACCCTCATTCTGTCTGACTTTTGTAAGAGGACTACCTACTTTCGTAGTTCAGTTTTCACACTGACGAGTCTACCAATTAACCCTATCTCCCCATTTGCACTTCCTACTCTCCATATCGTGTAGTGCGAACCGTTTCGGTGGAACGGGCAGGACTTGAACCTGCAACCATCTGCTCTTCAGGCAGACACTCTACCATTGAGTTACCGCTCCATTTTGGTTCTGGTGTGAGCCTCATACTCACGTCCCCCGAAAGTATTTCAACTAACTTGGATGTCTCTCAACTACTTATCGTGTACTATTCGCACTGCCAAATGCGAGTACATGATTTCGCCACTGAACATCAGGGCAGCTTCTTATGCAACCCAGAACCCTGACATCAAACCGGGTCATGACTCCTTTTTGATGTGAAAATCGTGTGATGATAGTCCAATGCACACGACTTTGCGGAGAAGGTAGGATTCGAACCCACGGGACTGTTACATCCAGCAGTTTTCAAGACTGCCACCATAAACCACTCGGACACTTCTCCAAATAAATGACTCCTGCGTGTGAGACTTGAACTCACCTTCACCCATTTCAGGGGGCAGCATTGCCAGCTATGCTAACCACAGGTAGCCATTTCAACGTTGCAACGTTAAACCTTCGTCAAGGTTTGTTGGGAAGGTGGGATTTGAACCCACGTGCAACCAAACTACACTTTCGACTGCTTATCAGGCAGAGGTGATACATCCCAATGTTCCTCATAATGTAATTCTTTATGACAATTAGAACACAGTAAATCACATTTATCTAATTCAACAATAATTCTTGACCAACTCAAATTTTGATAACGTGATATTCCAAATTCTTTTTCTTCTGGGTTTCTATGGTGAAATTCTAACGCAGCAATACATTTATCATACCCACATTTCATACATTTTCCACCTAAATATTCAACACCCATCTCTTTAAGCCGTTGTCGCCTATTTTTTACCTTTTCATAATTTCTTTTTCTTTTTTCAATTTCACACAATACCAGTCTCTTATTTTCAGTGTTTGCAAGAACAGTTGTTCTTGATATCTTAAATTTTTCTGCTGTTTCGAAAATAGTATGTGATTTATAATATTCATTAAGTTCAATTTTCTCAGCCTCATTCAATATTTTACGACCATCAATTGGTTCATTCAATCCGGCATTTATACAATGGTAGGATACTGTGGGTTTAGAAATGTTCAGCATTTTACTTATTTCGCCATAACTTTTTCCAGAAAGTCTTAGTTTAATTACACTATCTTTTGTTTTCATACTTTCGATTAATTAATTATCTCATTATTTATAATAAATAGTCGAAAGTATGAAAAAGATTTGCGTTCGGGGCAGGATTCGAACCTGCGGTGGGATTTCTCCGTCTGCTTAACAGGCAGGACTTTTCGACCAACTAAAGCAACCCGAACAAGTGCAGTGAAGGGGGTTTCACCCTTCCTTTCATACGTATTGGCATGCATGCGTATAAAATTCAACGCCATTAGTTTGTTGAACCGTAGAGTCGGGAATGGGATTCGAACCCATGTGTGCATAAGCAAACGGTTTTGCAGACCGCCCCTTTCAACCACTCAGGCATCCCGACAGGTAATCCAGCATGTCAAAGAACATCTTACAGTGAATATAAGATGTTAACCTTATATTCGGTGTTTATAAGCTGTAAGACTTATATTTTTGAGCCAAGTACAAGAATCGAACTTGTATCCCCTGAATACCACACAGAGATTCTATCCGTTAAACTAACTTGGCAATATGTAAAGAACGCATTAAAAACAAAAAACCCGGAACTTTTTTGGATTCCGGGTTCTGATTTTATTTCAGTTTTATTTTACCACCTACTTATCTTTTTAAGTTAATAAAACCTGAACCCGTATCCGCAATATTATTTCTGCCGAAATCTGAACAGAATGTACCTTCTCCAATACGACTGGTTGTCGTTAGACTCGATACTAATATGTACGCTATTCGTTTCATCGTTTTATTTTTTTCGTTTTTAATAAAAAATTGGTCTTTTCATAAACTCATTTTTACCTAAATACGATGCAAAGGTATAAAATGTTTCATAAATACCAAATTATTTTCAATATTTTTTTCATTTTTTTTACAGAAAAAATCTAACTCGTTAATATTCAATGTATATGAACCCAAGTTAAAATTTGTCCTAAGATAAAATATAATGCACCGACAACTGCAAAACCAATAGCCATCCCTTTCATTCCATCAATTATTGTTGACTTATAATTAAAGTTCGGTACATGTTTATTTGTTGGACTTTTTCTCACCCAAATAGTATAAATTGTCACCCCTAATATGTAAAGTAACAATATTGTTAACACAGTATTCATGATTTATAATTTTTTATAAATACTCTCAAAATAATTTAAAAACCCCGAAAATATCGACTTTCCGGGGGTTTTCTTTATTTTTTTTCGATTCGTTCGTGCTTTTTTAGCCACTGTTCAAGATATGCTTCATCATTACTTATGAATCCATCGTGACAATCTGCTTGAAAATCTCTTACAAGCCTTTTTAAATCTTCCATTGTCAGGTAATATCCTGCAACGTACTTTTCACCAATAATTTTGTTTTCCAATATTATCATATTAACCGCATTTACTGTTTCCACATGCCATACATGTGAGGCAACCTTCTTTAAATTCCAAATGGTCACTACCACAATTCGGGCATTTTTTATTTACTTCAATACCATCTTTAATGTATTTCTTTATCACACGAGCAACACCATTTTTCCAAGTGTTGATATAGTCTTCTTTAAAGTTCAATGAATCAATTAATTCCCACGTATAAAGAAGTGGCATTCCATGCCTGAGAACTGCAGATATGAATTTTGCATAGTTCCAGAATTCAGGATTGAATGCATGATTTAAGCCAGTATGTACTTGTCTTTCGCCATTAGCGTCAATATATTCAATGTCATATCTTTTTTTTCTGACTTTAACCAATTTACCATTTTCATCTGGTTCTTCAACTTCAAAGATTTGCTTAACAATTTCACATTCTTTTAAATTGTTTGGCAGATAACTCAAGCCGTTTTCATTTTTACCTGTGAAAATTTCATATGGTCTGCCGTCTTTTAATCCAACAACTGCAATCCATTTTTCAAGACTGTTTTGAAAACGATGAATTTCACCTTTTAATCTCTTAGGACGTTTTGGCGCATGCGTATCATGAAATTCACTTTCTTTTGTTTTCTTTTCTTCAGTGATTAACACACCACTGCGTGAACCATCACGATAGACAGTACAACCCTTACAGCCAGATTTCCATGCGGTTTCATAAACTTTTGCCACCATTTCTTCAGTAATGTCACTTGGGAGATTGACTGTCACTGAAATTGAGTGGTCTACGTGTCTTTGTAAACGACCCTGCATTTCAACCTTTTTTAACCAATCGACATCATTTGCCGTTGCTTTATAATATGGCGATTTTTTCACAACTTCATCGAGTTGCGCATTATCCATTGTTCTTACAACATTAACGTCATATCCATTCAATTCAAGCCATGTTTCGAATTTATGGTGAAAGACTGGATATTCAGTCCACGCAATTCCTTCTTCATCAACAAAATCAATGCGAACATCTTTTTCCTGTGGATTAATTTTACGTCTACGTTTGTAAAACACTTCAAATGCTGGTTCAATACCCGAAGTTGTTTGTGTCATGATTGAAACAGTACCAGTTGGTGCAATTGTGAGTAATGAAATATTTCTACGTCCATATTTCATCATATCTTCAAACAATTCTGGGTCTTCAGCAGCTATTCTAAGAATGAAAGGATTTTTTGTTTCACGTTCGCCATTCCAAACGGAGAATGCGCCACGTTCTTCTGCCATAATAACACTTGAACGATATGCTTTTAATTTTAATGTTCTATGTACTTTTTCACTAAAATCTGTTGCTTCATCAGTTCCATAACGTAAATTCAAAGCTGCAAGCATGTCACCTTCAGCAGTTACACCAAGTCCGGTTCTTCTACCTTTAAGCGTCATTTCCTTGATATTATTCCAAAGGTTGATTTCAGTTAATTTAAGAAATTCATCTTCGGGGTCAGACTTGATTTTTTCAAGAATTGCATCAATTTTTTCAACTTCCAAGTCAATGATGTCATCCATATATCTCATAGCAATAATGACATCTTTTTCAAACAAATCCCAATCAAATTCTGCTTCCTTGGTGAAAGGATTTTTAATATATCCAAACAAATTAATTGCTAACAATCGACAACTATCGTATGGACATAGTGGAATTTCGCCACAAGGATTTGTGCTTACGGTTGTGAATCCTTCATCAGCATAACAATCTGGAACACTTTCTTCCATAATCTTATCCCAGAAAAGTATTCCCGGTTCGGCAGATTTCCAAGCATTGTGAATAATTTTTTTCCAAAGTTTTTGCGCATCAATATCTTTAATCATTTTTGGATGTCCCTTTGTAGGAAACATTTGAGTGTATGTAGTCCCTTGCATTGCACACTCCATGAAATCATTATCAATTTTTACCGATACGTTTGCGCCAGTTATTTTTCCCGGTGTCATTTTTGCATCAATAAATGCTTCGGAATCTGGATGTTTTATTGAAATACTAAGCATAAGTGCGCCACGTCTACCGTCTTGTGCGACTTCTCTTGTGCTATTTGAATATCTTTCCATGAAAGGTACAACACCCGTACTGGTAATTGCACTATTTTTCACCGGACTTCCTTTTGGACGAATGTGGGACAAATCGTGTCCGACACCGCCTCTGCGTTTCATTAATTGTATTTGTTCTTGGTCTATTTTTAATATTCCACCATAGGAATCTGATTCACCCTTATTACCAATAACGAAACAATTGGATAAAGATACCACTTGGAAATCATTGCCAATACCTGACATTGGAGACCCTTGTGGTACAATTCTATTGAAATTTTTTAATGTTTCATAAATTTGTTCTTCTGTGAGAGGGTTTGGATATTTTGCTTCGATTCTTGCGAGTTCTTTGGCAAGTCTTCTGTGCATCTCATCCGGGTTTAATTCGTAATAGTTTTTTTCGTCCTTTAAGCAGTATTTTGTAAGCCAGACTTTTGTTGCCAGTTCGTCACCCTTAAAATACTGTAATGTTGATTTTTCTATTTCCTGTTTTGAATAAATTTTTTGCGATTTTTCTGTCATAATTTTTTATAATTTTTTATGAAATTTTATGTTTGCAAATATATGCAAGGGCAACCATAAATACAAGGGATTCTTGACATTTCACAATTATTTTTAAAAAAATTTTTCACGTTTTTTTAATCCACTATGGCTGAAACTTTTAACAAAAAAAGGGTGTCGGAAAACACCCTTTAAAACGGAAATAGATACGAAAAAAAACAGAAAAATAATTATGTGTGTGACATATTATTTACATCAAAAGTAACATTACCTGTAGCCGTACCAGTTACAGTATTATTATCACTATCTTGTGAGTCATCTTTTTCATCCTGTTCGCCTAAATCAGCAATAAGATTTTTTGCTTTTTTCTGATAGCCAGCGTCTTGTGTGCTCATGCTTCTGTATGATACAGTAGCGTTATTTAAAGTCATGCTCATTGCAGATGCACCAGCAGCAGTTGCAGCAAAGTTATAGGTATTTCCATAACTTACACCAAATGTGCTGCCAACATCAAATGCGTCCTGATTTGCAGCAAGATAAATGAAGTTCCAGCCTTCATTTTCACATTCTTTAATAAGTTTTTTTATCACATCGCCTTTATTGCCCTGTCTTGCAACATATTCCTGACTTGCATTTTCTTTACCGTCAGTAACAATACAAACCAATACTTTATCGGGTTTTTCTGAGCCTAATTTAATACGGTTTGCCTTTACAGCGTTGATTGTTTTACCAATTGCATCAAGCAATGCTGTCATCCCTCTTGGTGTCCAAGTGTCGTATGTGATGTCTGGAACATCTTTTACGTCAACATCATCATAAAGTAACTGATATTGGTCATCGAATAGTGCAACAGTGAGTGTTGCTTTGTCTTTTAGCTCCCTTTGTTTTTTAAGGAACTCGTTGAAGCCATTGATTGCTTCATAAATTACACCGTTCTCTGACATAGAGCCAGAACGGTCAAGAATACAGATAATTTGAGTTTTTTCGTTTGAAGAAATTATTTCTTCAGTAACGGTAGTCGTAACGGTTGTCGTTACTTTTTTCTTTTTAGTCATGCTTCATAATACTTAAACTTAAAAGTTATTTTCCCCAAATATAACATCTTTTATTTAAAAATGCAAGTTATTTTTATTTAGTCTAAATAAAAATAATGGGGAATATAAATACTTAAAGAAATGTTTTTAATGTATTTATACATTTCAAAACATCTTCTTTAATTTCATTTGCGGTAAAACGAATTACAATCCAACCATTATTGGTACTAAATTTATCCCTGCGTTTATCAATATTTCTCACCTTTTCTTGGATATGTGTATTTCCATCAATTTCCACATCTATTTTCAAAACTGGAAACGCAAAGTCATATGAATAAATTCCATTTTGGTAATTGTATGTCCAACCTGAAATATTTGCTGATTTTAATGCATTTTCAAATACTCTTTCAGGATAACTCATTTTACTTGAATGATTTAATTTATATGGTACTTTGTCTGGATTTTTCATTAAAAATTCAATCATTCTTCTACTAATTTTCTTTTTATCTTCTTCTGACCATTTTCGTTTTGGACTTGCTTTGGACATGTTTTGTAAAATAAGATTATGATTTGGATTTAATTCGCAATGGGTCATGTGTCCACCTAAACTACGTCCATTCTGAAAAGTTTTACCACAATATATACATATTGTTTTGGGTGGTTTATTTCGTCTTGAATTTGGATTTTTGGGTCTTACATAATTGGAATGAATTCGGCAATGTGCTATATAAGAATACCGATTTTCGAAGTTTTTATCACATTTATTGCAATGATACATAAAAAATACTTTTATGATAAATACATTGCAAAACGAAAAAGCATTATATTCATTAATTAAATGTTAGTATGAACACAATGCTTGTTTGTTCTCCTATCTGGAATCGAACCAGACCCACCGCTTTAAAAGAGCGGGGCAATACATCCTGTTTGCTATAGGAGAATATTTGTGCGCCCGGTGGGGGTCGAACCCACGACTCACGGATTAAAGGTCCGTTACTCTACCAACTGAGTTACAAGCGCAAATTTGTGGGAGTGATAGGATTCGAACCAACTCAGCCAATGGCACTTGTTTTACAGACAAGCCTATCTCTCCAACGATAGCGCACTCCCATTTGTGACCTCGGTGGGATTCGAACCCACGTATCCTTGATTAAGAGTCAAGTCCGAAAGCCACTACGGATACGAAGTCAATTTGGATATTTCAGTCAGCGATACAGAAAATGCCTAAACTCTTTCAGTCGGCAGAGAGGGATTCGAACCCCCATAGCCAATGGCGAAGGTTTTACAGACCTGTGATTTCACCCACTTACCATTCTGCCGAATATACAAAATAAAAAACCCGACTCTTTTGGAATCGGGTTGTTCATGTCAGATTAAAATCAAAACCATTTAATTTTTGGACATAGTATTCCCGATTCCTATAAGTTGTTTCTTATAAGATTTTTTACCGTAATAATATGTTCCAAAAATAGTCATCATAAAAATGTCTTTACAAAGTTTGAGGTTACAAATGTAAGGATAAATACGATAAAAACAAATAAATGTTACAAAATTTTCAATATTTTTTTACTCAACCAGTCTAATTGTCCAAAAGTCAGCAGCTAAGTTGGGTGTTGTTATATATTCATATGGTAGATAAAAATAACCCTTATCTCCCCACTCCACGCCCCAACTATTCCTCATTATCAGCACTTTCTTTTCTTCATCATATCCAACAGCAAGTACTGCATGACCGCCAATTGATGATTCATTTGGCAGTGGCATAACCACATTTCCGTTTGCAGCAGTATCGTTTGACATGAATGAATTAAATAGCATCATACCGAATGCAACTGTGTATCCTAAAGCAAGGCATTGTTTTATTTCTGTTAAATCATGCGTTACTCTCAAATATTGAAGAACTTGATTATCCTTTGCTATCTGATAGCAACAGAAATTTGGTTTTTCTGCAAATTTGCTGGTATTATAATCCCATTTTGTTTCAGGGCAAGTGCCTTTATCAACCAAACTTTTCATTGTATTTCTCATGGTTGCACCTGCATCGGAATTAATTGTACCCTCAATTGCTCTGGTATTATAATAAATAAAAAGTCTTGAAGGCATGAAATTTTTCTTTCCTTGCTTCATTTGTTCAAATTGAAATGCAGCACCCATTGCATTTGCCGTACATGAACCAAGTTCATATTGGTTATAAATTGGTGGGCATTTTGGTCTTAAATCAACCAAACTTGGTAATGGAATTGGTGCAGTTACTTTAAATTTAAAGTCTCTTGGGTCAGGTAAATCACGTTTCCAACCAAGTCCTAATTTATTTCCACTAACCTGTGGTTCGATTTTGTTTTTTCTTTTTAAAAAATTAAATAGTTTCATAGTGTTGCTTTTAATATAAATACAAAATTGTTTTCAGTGAGTCGAAAGTATTTATAGAAAAATTAAAGATTTATGGGAAATTTTATATACGAACTTAGTGAAGGTCGTGAAATTACAACCGTAGAGGATTTTCTCGAATTTATGGGTAGAGACCCACAAAAATATTCTTTTGGATACGTATATTATACATATCCCGCACGAGCACCAAAGACATTGGGTTCAAGAACAAATCCAAATCCATATTTTGGTAGGATTTTTAAACACAAGCCTTATAAGTTCAGATGGGCAGAAACATACAAAGAATCAATGTTGCGTAAAGACCCTAATTTCCAATTTGTTGGCGGTACAACTGAATACAAGCCAATTGAGGGTGTGAAAATAATGGTGGAAGGACCTAACGGTAGATATTTCCCAATTGTTCCACAGGAAGATGCAACATTTCATACTGTATATACGTTGGATTGGGAAGTTGTGCCTTACGAAGAAATTGCACAATATATTTCAATACCTTCTGGTACGCCACCCCCTATAATTCCAATGTTGGAAGAAAGAATTGCTGCAATTGCTGCAGGAAGTGCATTATTAAAGAATCCGGCATTTAAATACACCTACATGGGTGACAATAAAGAAAGAATACGATAAATAAAAAAAGCTACCGTTTGGTAGCTTTTTTTTATATGCTATATTCGAAACCATCCTTGAATGGCTTACTATATACAGGACGCACCATATTCCAGATTATCGATTCATATGGTTTTTTGTCGTACATTTTGAAAAGAATCGAACGGTAGTCCGATTTCAAAGCTTCCATTGCAAAATCCTTACGTTCAATAATACCATTGGTGTGGTAAATTCTCACGAATTCTTTCAACGATTCTTTTTCAATTTCATCGTATTTTCCTTGCAATGACGCTACGACCCTTTGTAACCAACCATAAAATTCGTCTGGTACTCTGTCAAGCAACTGGTCAAAATTATAGTTATTCACCAAATGTTCCCAAACAGTTATGTTTGAAACATTTGTTAGAATACCGTGCAATCTAACATATTCGTTAAATTTGACTTTAACCCTGAAACCGTTCTTGAATCTCACCACGAAACCTTCCTTGTTGTCTTCTTCAAGCCTTTTTAATTCGGATAAATTATCGAGTCTTACGTCAATTCTTTTCACGACAGTAAAATGCTTTGAATATTTGTCAACAAGATATTCGTATGGGCATTCTTCACCCGTAGTGGTGTTCATTTTTCCAAGTAACACAAGTTCCCTTCTGCTACCATAATCAACCACAATACGGTTTTCTGGATATAAGACTTCAAACAAATAAGTATATTTTGAACTCATTTTTTCCTGAACAGTGTGGTTGAACATTTTCTGTGCTTCCAATGCCTGTTCTGAAATGAATGAGCCTCTTGAAGCAAAAATCCATTGCATACGTGGTTCGTAATAGAAAAGGATGATTAATGACCCATCTACCTTTTCAAAAACCTCATATTCCTGAGACATATCAATGTCTGCTGGGTCATGTTCTTCAAGGTTCATGAACTTCTGATATGGACGTGCAACAATATTACCCTCTGCATCAATAACGAGTCCACGTGCAGATAAAGTATATTCATCCCAGAATTTCTTAGATTGAACTTTTGGTGAATAGTTCAATATCCAAATGTCATATTCTGGATGCTTATTTGCGACAATAAGACTGTTATCAATGTAAGTCTGCAAGACTTTCCAATCGACCTTTTCTAATATTTTGTAATTTAACTTCATAATGCAATTATACGAAGAATATTTAAAAATGTTACAATTAATTACCTCTTTCTTTCGGATAAGGGTAAATTTTATTTCTACTTATAAACATTTTTCTTAAATACTTCGTTTCTGCCTTGTTTTCGCCTAAGACATAAACATATTTATGCTTTGGCATTATTTCCCTACTCTCACAAGAATTGAGATAGTTTTTCGATAACATTTTTATTCTTTTGGCAACATCTTCCGGCATTTTATCAAATTTAACACTATCACCAATTTGCCATTCATCCTGCCAAACAATTCCATCTTCTTTCGCCAGCCTTTTATATACAGACCTTGCTCTGAAATATCTATCGGAAACCCACCTGCCTGATTCTATTTTATATTGTTTCTTTGCACCAGATTTCTTACCAATATAATAAAAGTTGCATGCTTGATATATTGTTCCCAATTCTTTTGCCTCAATATCCGAATACGCCACAAACAAACGAAATCTGGTGTTTTTTACCATCCATTTTATGGCAAACATAATTAAAGAACTTCCCAAATTTTTTGGCGACCAACTGATACATGCCCCCCCTGCTTATTAATCTTTCAATTTTTCTTGTTTCATCGCCAAGCATTTTTGAAAACACACTTGGCATATCCATTATAACCACACCAGCTAAAATGCCATTATATCTTGCGGTAAAAATATTTGTTGGATATAAACTCATTCTTCCAAGCCATTCGTGTCTTTCAATGAAAGACTTTACTTCCTCATAGCAGATTTCCTTCTCTTCGTGCTGTAAAACAAAATCAGCGATATTAAGATTATTTACATCATCTGCAGTTAAACCAGCCAATATTAAATCTTCTTCAAGGTTATTTAATCTGATATCATATTGCCAGCAATGGTCTTTATTGTAATCTCTAATCATTTTGTTGCGTAAATTATGCCGTATTTTAATTGAGCGTTTGGAAAAACTTCTTTTACTATTTCGAGATATTGTCCTTGGGTGAGGTAATGTTGAAATGTGCCCGATTTTGTCACGCCAGATGCTTTATTTTGATTCATATATGTTGACCTGACAAATACCATTCCACCCTTTTTAAGTGCGTTAAATCCAAGCTTTAATACGTTTAATTGAATTTCACGTTCTTTTATTACATTTAATACATTAAAGATTGTAACAGTATCTACATCCCCACTAAAAATTTTATTTACAACTTTGATATTGTGGGTGATACTTCGGTTATATGGGTCAAACACTAAATTTGTCACACCCAATTCTTTTAATCTATTAGTCATTAAATCATATTTTCCACCGCCAATATCAAGATTAACGGTATTTTCTTCCCAGCCAAAATATTTGTGAACAATTTTAAAACCAGCCGGAACTTGTTTAATGCATGATTTTGCTGAAGTGTATTCTTGTAACATGCTGCGAATTTATATAGAATTTTAATCGTTGTCAAGTATTTATAAAAAATTGTTATTCCACGACATGAAAGGCAATAAAAAACAAAGGCTTGTTGAAGTTATGCAAGCTATTGATAAATCGTATAAACCCAAAATGAATGAAATGACTGATGATGATTGGTCATTTTATTCAAAAAATGTTGAGGTTCATATTGACGGCTTAAAAGAAAAATTTTATCCACAAGCAGAATATGTTGATGCTTATCGTCAGAAAGTTGATGTAAAATGGCACATTATACCAGAAATTAGGGATTATGGAATTAAAAGCATGATGATTATGATTGATGGCATTGTAGGCACAATATATTATGAAATCGTATCGTCAGATGAAAACGTACCTGACCAAGAAGCACAACTTGATGTTGCAAAGTATCAGTGGGAATTTAATACTTCAATTACAGATAGAGTTTTTGGTGATGGAGTATATCCAACAGAAGTTGAAATAGATTTCAGTACAATGAAATGTGATGTAATATTTGGTTAATAGATGAAATTGAATGTAATCATAAAAGAAGAAATCGGTGGTTTTATTACTGAATATGGCAAGTATGCTGATGATGAAATCGTTGATTTGAACAAGATTAATCTGCAAGAGGAATACGATAGATTAAATCTATTGCTTTTTGATAATCAATTACCAAAAGTTCCATTGGTGTTAATGAAAATGAGACCGCTTGGTAAGGTACAGGCATTGATTAATAGATACACACGTGAAATAATTGTAAAAAATTTAGCAATTTCCACCTTTTATAAGTTGCCATATAGAGAATTTTTAAATACATTTGCACACGAAATGATTCACGTGAAGCAATTTCTTATTTTTAAGGAAAACGGAAATCATGGATTTTCGTTTGAACGTGAAGCAAGAAGAATAAATGGTATGGGATATGGATTTAAAATAACTGCAACACATGAAGGTGAAATCAACGTGTCTGATAATGTCAGACAAAAAGATTTGATTGCAATAATTATTCACATGAATAAACAATATAGTGTTACTGTAACGACACCGGAAGTTTATAATAAAGAATCTGACCATCTATTCAACTTAATGGAAAAATTTGTAAATCAAGGAAGATTGAGTGATTTGGAAATTACAGTTGTTAAATCAAAAAATCCTGAATTACAACGTTATAGGATTTCAAGGACATTTGCAAGAGGATTTACCTCATCGCCACTATCAGATGCGGTTCTTGAACAATTGTTGAATGATGATATCATCAAAGAGTTAAGAATAAAAAGAGGTTCATCCGTAGTGGTTTCGGAAGAAATTCAATCACCCAAAAATTCAAGTGAGTGGGAATTAGTTGAAATAATTTAATAATATGAAAAATACAGATAGAAAAAGACTTTATGAAGTCATGGGCAGACTTGATAAAACATTTAAGAAAAGAAAATTGAATGAAAGTCCGCAGAAAACATTCACACTTAATCTTTGGGGTGAAGATGATGAAGTATATTTCGAATTTGACAGGTATAGGGACAACAATGCACTTGCCGTTGAACTAATCACTACCAATGGCGAACCATTTGCAATGATTTCGGTTAATATGCCGGAATCAGCGCAACTTGCTGAAGACGAATTTTTCTTGAAAGATTGGAGCGAAAATGAACCAGTTGCAAAATCACTCATTGATATGGGTGCAATTGTTCCAACAGGCAAGAGTGCATCAAGCGGGTATGTTACAGCAAAATCATACAAAATAAGTCCTGATTATAAATAAAAATAACATTATGGTAAAAATAATAAAATGAAAAATCTTTGGGAAAAAATTAAAAAATGGGCAAAAGAAACCGCACTGCCTTGGTTAAAAGTTGCGTGGATTCAAATAGTAAACGTATTTGTTGTATTATTTGCATATGGTAAATTAGACGATGCTGGAAAATCGGGTGCTGCAACACTGGTTGGACTTTGGGGATTTATCCTTTTGGGATATTGGATTTTCTGGAAATTCTTCGGATTGGATAAAGTTATCAAAGCATACATCAAACAGCAAAAAGAAAAAAAGAAAAAGTAAACACACTGGAAACATAAACCCATCGAATTCGATGGGTTTTTTTATTTGTAGCGGGAGTGAGATTCGAACTCACGACCTATGGGTTATGACTCCATCGCTCTACCAACTGAGCTATCCCGCCAAATAATCGACATTACCAAACAATGTCGATATAAATTCTGGTATACCCACCAAAATATCTTTTTTTCATTTTGATTGGCTTTTCCATCCACTGTTTTTTATTTTTTGAAACAAGTTTCCAGTTTGGAAATCTGGTATTTGTTCCCTTTCTTTTACCACGACAAATTTCCATGTCATCATAAAGATAACCACCATACCATTTTTGATTTGAATTTTCGCCACGATTGTAACGACAATAACTACAGCTAATTTTGCCACTGTGCTCAAGATAAAACTTGTATGCACGATTGAATTCACCACGATTAGTGGTTTCGTCTGAGATTTTTTTTGCTTTCATCTTTTAAGTAATTAACTTAAAAGACTGATGCCCTTTCATTTCTCATTTTCATCATCAATATAAATTACGGTTCGAATATAAGTATTATTTTTTGAATAATCATGCCAACGACCATAAAATTGTTTATGTGTAAATGTTTTTATGCTACCACCCATTGACGGGTCAAATATAAATACTCTGTTTTTATCGTAACCAATTACCACAACGTAGTGTCCGTGTGCCCACGTACTCGCCCAAGACTTTTTATATTCTTTTCTACATTGAATTAATACAATTACTGGATTATTGGCATTTATTTGTTTGATTAAGAATCTAATGTTTTTATCGTTTTCGCAAACAGCATTCAATCCAAATTTTTTAAACAAATTGATAAGCTTGTTTGGCTTTATGCCATTTACCGGGCACACTTTTGATGTTTTTAAAACATCTTCATAACTAACCTTTATTTTGAGATATCTTAATATTGAATATGTTATAGCAACACCGCAATCAAAATCATACCATTGTCCTTTCATTGGAACTTTGAGTATTTTTGCCATAACCAATACATTTTTTTTAGTGCCCAGAGTGGGAGTCGAACCCACAAAACTTAGGTTTTGAATCTAATACGTATGCCAATTCCGTCATCTGGGCATTATATTTTAATTATATTTTTATCACCAACATTTTCTTCAATCCAATCATTAGATTTTCTTTTTCTTATTTGTATCCTATTTTTATTGATGGTGTATTCAATATTTAATTTATCGCAACAATCTTTAAAAATGTCCAATATGTCTAATGAAGTGTTAGTAAATACACACATTTTATATCCTCTGTCAAAATAAATACAACCATCTGAATGCAACAATCCTGCAAATAAATATTTATAGTCCAATATTTTTATTTGCCAGTCATATAATTGAATTTTTCTATTTTTTTTTAATCCCAGATTGTGTTGTGGAAATAATTTGGGAATTTCATTTGAATAAACATAAGTAATAACATGATTTTGATAAAAACATGTATTCACCTTATTGTTTGGAAATATTTTTTGTATTGTTTGAAATATATAGTCATTTAAATGATTATATTTAACGTCATTAAAAATACGTAATCTATACGTTCTTTTTGTTTCAGAAACACAGCCGTCACCTAAATACTGCCCCAACAAATATGAATATGATTTATTATCCATCACTTGAGGTTACTTTTTTTCTTTATTATTCGTTTTGGTGTGGTATTTTTTCTTCGAGAATCCTTAGTTTTTAAAGATTTACCACAACCACAATCATTGGGATTGAAATTCTTTTTGATTTTCATTTTTCCAAATGTATTGTCGGGTCTTCAAAACAATCGTTTGGTTTTTGTTCCATAACACCCTTTTCAACTAATTTTTTCTTTGCAAAATCCAACACCATACAGCAAATGTTTCCTTGGTCTTCTTTATGATATTTAAGAAAATCCTCACGGTCTTTTTCCTCTGCAAGTTCAAGTATTCGTATTGCTTCCTGACGGCATTCTTTGCGAATTTCTTTACGAATTGCAAATTTAATTTCTTTTGATAAAAACTTAACTTCTTTACGCATTTCTCTAAACATTATCATAAACATCACTTATGTGAACATAAATACCCGGTTGTTCCGAAAGGTATTCAGTGTATGGGTCATCATAACTGTTAATAAACAACATTCTGAACATTTCAATCATTCCTGCCAATAGTTTCATCATTTAATTCTTTTTTTATGTTACGTTTTGCTTCTTGACGTTCACGACCTTTATCAATATCTCCAAGTTCAACTTTCCACCAGTTTACATATCCTTTCTTGGGATGATTGTCAGGATAGTTTTCACGCATTTTCTTATTTTTTCCGTATGACAACATATCATTTTAATTTAAAAACATTTGGTGGTGAGACTCGAACTCATGCTACCGACAATTGCATCTAAATTGCCGATGTTGGGACACCACACCCGCCTTTGTTTATTTGTAGCAATGCTACCAAATGTTTTGGTAGGGGTGGTCGGACTCGAACCGACACGGGCATTACTGCCCACGGGATTTTAAGTCCCGTATGTGCTACCAATTTCATCACACCCCCGTTTATTTTTACCGCAAAAAGTTTCAGTTAATTCGTTTCTTCCAAAACAATTCTATTATTAAAGCCACCTTTATTATAGAATTTATTGGCTTTTGCTTCTTTAATTTCATTCAAATCAAAACTATGAAATCTTGCAATGGTTTCAAGTACTTGTAGTATATCCGCAAATTCCTCAATGCTTGGTTTTTCATTAAATTCTTGTATTTCTTCCCGAAGTTTTTCATTAAGTTTTTCAAGAAATTCAGTATCGTCTTTTGCAATATGATATTTATGACCAACACCAGATTTTTTTAGTGTCTTCAGTATTTTATCTCTCACCAATTTGTTGTGATATATTTTCATAGCACAATAATTTGATTGAATTTGCTGTCAAATATTTGCGTGAACACTCCCTGACCCCAAGTCATATTAATATAGTATCCTTTGAAAAACCAAGATTGATTTGCGAAATGTTCGCTTTCAATTTGCGGTACGCTAATTGAATAATAATTATGAACGACATAATCAATTAAAAAAGCAAGTTTGTTATTTGGATATGGTTCATAACCATTATTATAACACTTATTACGCCATTCAACACAATGTTCTTTTTCAAGACGTTGCATTATTTCATCTAAATCGTGAGTTTCAAGCCATTTTTCAAATTTCCTATAACGACCTTCAGCAATTTTTTTCTTATCTGCCAAATCGTTGAAAAATTTTTTCATAGAGGCTTTACCTTCCTCAGAATTGAGAAGTTTTTCCAGTAATTCTATTTGTTTACTATGGTCACTCATAATTTCAATGTTTTAAATGTTTTAGTGGAGCAGACGGGATTCGAACCCGTGTGCAGTCATGTGCCCAATACGTTTTCTACAAGTTTATCTGATTTTTCTAAATCAGCAAAACATTTATTTTTTATCCACTGTTTTATTTTACTTCCTTATCTCTCTGTTAAAATAACAAGTTCCATCGAGATGGGTTTATTTGGAAGGTTTTTGCTGCGTTTGCTGCTTCCTTACGCTACCATTGCGAGTTCAGCACTCTCTACAAATAAGCGACCTCTCGTTAGAGAAGTAGGAATGGACATTATATCCTCTGCATTTATTGTTTTGAACCTGTTTTTACGTAGTGTTGCTCAAACTACGACTTGCTTACATACCATTCAAGCATGCTGTCAAAACCAAACTGCCCCAAAGAACGTCAAGGATGCGTACCATCCATTAAAGAAATACTGTATCTGACTTCATGAATAAAGTCTTCAATTATGTTTCATTTAACTCTTCATTAAATTTTTCAATAAATTCAATTCCACCATATATTGTGTCAATATTGGGTTTTTTCCAAGGCTCACTTAATTTTTCTTCGAGATTAATTTCAATTTTTTTGTTCTCTTCAGATTGCTTTCTTATTTGTTCCATCAATCCAATTGGATTATCATTTTCATCCGTAACACTATTTTTCATTTTTTGGCATTTTTCTGAAACTCCATTTATCAAAACCATGTTGCGCAATTTTATATTTATCCGCAACTTCTACAATATCTTTTTCTTCCTTGCCAAGTACACCGCCTATGAACATCGAAACTTCCTGAAATGCTTGAAATGAATCAAATACTTTATAAAATTCGTAGTCTTTTAAAAGAGGATTGATTATAAATTTTGAAACATTATCACTTCTCCAATATTTTTCATCAAGGTGTGTTCTGCCATAATCATAATCGTAAACAAAACAAGGAGCATTAAATTTTCTGAACCAATCCGTTGCATTAAAATTTAATACACTTTCGATTTGGTCAGCAGTGACACCATACCAAGTTTTTTCTTCAAGGATTTCTTTAATATAGTCCAAATCGTATGTTATTAAAGTATTAATGTTTTCATAATCATTATACTCACAATTCTTTTTGAAACTATAGAATTTCCACCCCAGATAAAGTTTACCACAAAATCCAATAATGAAATATGCGCCTCTTGGATATGTTTCGTGATATTCTTTTTTTATGCTGGCATTGCTTAAAAGATATAATGGGTTGTTTTCTTTAGTATAATAACCCCTTTTCTTGAACTCAGTGGGTATTTCGTCCCTTTCAAGTTCAATTATTTGACGGTCATATACAATGGTTTTATCAATGCCTGTGCTTCCAGCAACGCCATCATAATAGTCCTTTTTCTTTGCAATTATATACATTGGGTGACAAATTTAATTCTTTTTTCTGAAAAAACAAATACTATTCAAATTTATATGAATACGAATATTCGACAAATCTATCAACTTTGCACCATTTCTCCGTATTATAGTCCATTAGCCAAACAGTAATGTCATTTTTTACTGCAGCCATCATTAATCTTCTGATATATCTTTCATCGTAATTACCGTTTATGATGAGAAGAATTCCGGCTTTACGGTTTGTCATTTCTGAATAAAACAGTGATTGACCAACACTTTCTGCCCATTTTTCAGAAAAGTCAACTTCAATTGCAAACGTATCTGTAAGAATGTCAACTTCAGTTCTATCCCACAATGTAACACTTGTCGTGCCTTTAATGATTTCGGCAAATTTGTCTTGATAGTAAACTTCTTTTTGCCTTGTTATTTGCGTCTGTGACATCAAAAACACAGCAAGAACTATTAATCCCAAAAGAAACAAAATTTTTTTCATGTTTATTAGTTTTATCGATAAATACCAAATTATGGTTCTAACCGCCAAATAAATTCACGTAACCAGTCCACTTTTCTCAAAGTTATCAAATCATCGATTTTCTAATATCTTTGATACTTCTTGATTTCCTTTTCAGTGAGTGCGCTTCTTCTTCGTACATAATATTTTCTAAACAACTGTTTGTGAAAATAATTATAATGTACAAATCTCCACCACCAAGTTTTCCGATATTTAAATCTTATTTTCATGACAAGCTCCTTTCTTTTTAATGATTATACGAAATAAATTTGAAAATGTTACAAAATACTGGAACTTTCTGAAACGGTGACGAACCACTAACTGATATTGCTCTTGGGTACATTACTGCCCTCAGTGGTATCTGTGTCGGATTTGGATTCCAACGGTGATTGTGTCTCGCACCTGCGATTTTTTCACCGTTTCATTTTGGCACGCCCGGAGGGACTCGAACCCCCAACCCTTGGTTTTGGAGACCAGCATTCTACCAGTTGAACTACGGACGTATTTGTGGAGCAGACGGGAATCGAACCCGTATCTAAAGGTTGCAAACCTATCGTGTTAACCGTTGTCACCACTGCCCCAAGTATCTATTCTATTCAATAATTCATCTAATGTAATTGAACATCCTTTGTGTTTTCGAACATTTTCGTTATGTATCATTAGTTGACAATTAGCAGGATGTCTAATTATTTCAGAACTAATTTTGTTTTCAAATCCATATTTTATTGAAATCATATGGTCTCTACTAACACCATTTAAATTATTGCCATGATTTTTTGCTTGATACCAACCATATTTTTCAATTAAACTAAAATCAAATTCATTTGGATAATCGGATAAATTAAAATCAAATTGACATTCTTTATAATATTTTTGATATTCATTCAGATTTTTTCTCTCATATTTTCTTTTACATTCGATTGAGCAGAATTTTCGATTCCTATTTCGGTATGGTAATATTGCATAACACTCTATACAGAATTTAGGGTTTTTATTATATTCAATCAGTAGTGTATTTAATTTAATTTCTCTTGCATTTACAATATTTTTTATTCCGTCATTTGAAAATTTTCTTTCTCTTACAATTCTGTGTTTATTATTATGTGATGCAGCACAACTATTCGAACAAAATGTTTTTGATTTTACTTCATTACCACAAAATTTACAATAATTTATTGAATTAATTGTTCTATATTCGTTATAGCATTTCTTAGAACAAAAATGCCTTTGATTACTTTTTTCATTTCGTTTATATTCTGATTCAGACTTTTCAAATTCTTTATTACACTGCGTACAAACTACAATAATCATGTTTTTCATTTAATATAAATACATTAAACTTTGGAAAAGATTCGACTTGAACTCAAAATATTTGGTGGAGAATGGGGTAATCGAAACCCCGTCCATTGCGTGCAAGGCAATTATAATAGCCACTATACGAATTCCCCAAATGAGAGTAGTACCTTATTAGTGGTTCGACCATTATCTTCTTTGCAGTTCGAAATAATGCGCCTGAAGGTATTACTCCTTCACCTTTAAGAACACTCGGTACAGGCTACGCAGTCACCCCTGCTTTGGTCTGTCATGCGCCTCTCTCAATGTTAATAAACTGGTGGTGGCTCTCAGGACTTTTCATTACCACTCTTACTGCCCCTCAACTCTATCTATTAACACCTTTGTACGGATGAAGGGACTCGAACCCCCACGTTACTGTTACTTCGCAACACGTTCTAAGCGTGTCATGTCTACCATTCCATCACATCCGCATTTTCAAACATTTGCCACTAAACAGCGTTTGCTGTCTTTTGTTTGAATTTGTCCTCAAGGTGGGACTCGAACCCACACGTCATTACAACACCAGATTCTTAGTCTGGCTTGGCTACCAATTACAACACTTGAGGTATTGGTGCACTCTGAGGGATTCGAACCCCCGTAAACTTTCGCCTCTTGCTTGTAAGGCAAGCGTTCTGAACCAACTGAACTAAGAGTGCAATTTGATTTGTGCTTCCTGCAGGGTTTGAACCTGCGACTTTCTGTATGTAAAACAGACACTCTCCCAGACTGAGTTAAGGAAGCATAATGTTAAGTACATTTGACAAATGTATATGTTTTTGTAAAATGTATTTTACGTTATGGGGTATATTATCCCCCAAATATATGTTTCTGGGGAATTTATGCCCCATGTTGTATATTATCATCATATATTGTGTTTTTGTTGATATTATACAACATTTTGTATGAAATATCATTCATTATGTTTTGCTAATAAGTACTATCATTATCTCATAAAATGAGGGTTTGTGTTAGCTTTTACCAACATGGTAATGTATGATAAATCATTCAATTTTGTACTCGATAGGGGAATCGAACCCCTATTTTCAGGATGAAAACCTGATGTCCTAACCGTTAGACGAACCGGACATGGCGAGATTTTTGGTCTGTATTTGGCGACCTTGGAACTACTAAACCTTGATATGAACAAATCTCTGAAACCTTTCTATTTCATACCAAACCTCGTACTGCGTATGGGACTCGAACCCATGCATGTAAGATTGAAGGTCTTACGGCTTAACCATCTTGCCGAACGCAGCATCTGGATGACCTTGGGTACTGGCAACCGTTGCGGGTATTAAAACAACTCTT